TTTGTAGTCTGTACGGGATTCGAACCCGCGTTACCTCCTTCGAAGGGAGACGTCCTGACCCACCGAGGTGAGTATCCACTAGACGAACAGACCGAAGTGTCGTGTTTTGATTACACTAAAGATGAATTCTTGTATAAGAAGTACCAACTTGTCAACATTACAGAAATGACATTTACACTTAGTAGCGGGAGAAGGACTCGAACCTCCGACCTTATGGTTATGAGCCACACGAGCTACCTACTGCTCTATCCCGCGATATGTAGTCTGTACGGGATTCGAACCCGCGTTCCTCTCTCGTGACTAAGAGAATGTCCTGTTTACCTTACTTTAATGCCGAAGCTTTTTGTTCAGTAAACATCCACTAGACGAACAGACCGAAGAGTGTCGGAATTAAAACGCGCAGCACTCTTATTTTGTTTGACAAAGATACGGTGACTTTTTTAATCTACCAAATCTTTTTTCATTTATTTTTTTGTAGTCTGTACGGGATTCGAACCCGCGTGTTCTCCTTAATTGCCGAACCGGCGAGAAGACATCCTATCTACCGAGGTAGCTCCACTAGATGAACAGACCGAAGAGTTGTGCTTTCTTACACCACGAAGCCGAGTATTTCACACGACGCCTACTCTTATTTTTTGTTTGACAAAGATACGGTGACTTTTTTAATCTACCAAATCTTTTTTCAATTTTTTTTTTGTGACCGAAGTTGGGTTCGAGCCAACAACTAGCGTTACTTCTATTTCAAGAATACTACTTTACATTAAGTTACCCGGCCTTAGTAGTCTGTAAGGGATTCGAACCCATGTTTACAATCTCTCCATATACCAGGGCATAAAAGCGTGAGATTGTCGTCCTATTACCGAAGTAATATACCGCTAGACGAACAGACCATTTTATTTTTGTTTGACAAAGATACGGTGACTTTTTTAATCTACCAAATCTTTTTCAGATTTTTTTAATTCTTTTTCTTGAAGTCTCAAAAGTTTACAAACTTCTGAATAATGGTAGTAAACACCATCTTGACCTTGAACACCTGTTGCATTTTCTAAAATGAAATCTCCAATAGGTCTTTTTATTTCTTCTGTCATTATTTCTTTATTAGAGTACAAAGATACAAAAGTTTTTTAATCTACCAAATATTTTTCAGAATTTTTTATTTTAAATAATGTTTTTTAAAATTTGTTTGTTCTTTATTTAGAATTATAATATATCTTGTGCCTCTAGAGGTCTTATATACCTGATACATTTCAGAGTTTATATAATAGATTTCATTTGTATAAGTAAGTCTTTGAATTCTTTTTTCTATAGAACAAGAAGTGGTTAATATTAATAATGCGAGGAGTGTGATTAAATGTTTCATCTAAATTACCAATTATTTTTTTAAAATGTTTACAAAGTAATCTTTATCTTTTTCAGTTAATGTATATAAGTAAGAACTTTGGTCATTTCCATTAATATATCTTATAGACTCTAATGTTTTTGTTTCTAAGAAAGCTACATCAATTGCAGTTAATGGGAAAGTTACTTCAATTAAATCACATACTAGTTCATTATTCGCCAAAATTTTCATTTTCTTACCACCAACAAATGTGAATACTAAAATATCATTATTACTACATTTACCTATATTTAGTTTTAATGTTTTTAGATAACTCTTAACTAAAACCCCATCAAACTTTTTAAATGTTGGTAAAATAGCAAACCATTTATCTCTATCTTCATTTGAACATATCAACATTGGTGCGGATACTTCTTCTTCTCTTGGATTAGTATCAATTTTTGTGTTTTCAATTTGTGCATTACTTATAAATGATAGAAGTAGTATTGCAATTGTTAGTAATTTTTTCATCTTATTTGTTTTTTTATTATTTGTTTATATTATTTGATTATCCTGAAATGTATCTAAATAGTAGAAATAGTCCACAAGATAATGCAATTGTAACTGGTAGCGTAAGAATCCACGCAGATAGTATTGTTTTTATTGTTTTTGTTTTTAAATTATTTACTCCTTTTGAAGCAACCATTGATCCTGCAATACCAGAACTTAGTATGTGTGTTGTTGATACTGGTAGTTTAAGTGCAGTTGATAACCCAATCGTAATTGCAGCAACTAATTCAGAAGAAGCTCCTTGGGCATAGGTTAAATGTTGTTTACCTATTTTTTCTCCAATAGTAACTACAATTCTTTTCCATCCAATCATTGTTCCTAATCCTAATGAAGTAGCAATCATCCACATAACCCACATTGGTGGATTCTCAACACTTTCTAATGTAAAGTAAGCTGGTAAGAAAGCTATAAGAATAATCATAGCTAAACCAACTCCTTTTTGGCCGTCATTTCTTCCGTGAAAGAATGATACTAATGTACAAGTTGATATAAGTGTTGCTCTAATCCAAAAAGGAGGTGGTGTATCGCCTTTAGGTTCTTCAAATACATCTTTTCTTTTAATAACTTTGTTTAGAAACCACATTAAAAGTATAACCATAGTGAATCCTAATAAAGGTGAGAAAAATAGAGCTTTTCCTATATCAATAATTTTATCCCAATTTGTGTAATCTACTCCTGTTATAATAGAATAACCAACACTTACTCCTATAATTGAACCAATTAAGGTATGAGAAGAAGAAGCTGGAATTCCTTTGTACCAAGTTGCTAAATTCCAAAAAATTGCAGTTATAAGAACTGACATAACCATTCCCATCGAGTGATAGATGTTGGTATCTGTAAGTAATTCTTTAGGAATAAGTGTTACAATACTTAAAGCAACACCTACTCCACCCGTGATAAGACCAAGAAAATTCATAATTCCTGACCAAACAACTGCTTGTTTAGGCTTTAAAGACTTTGTATAGATTACAGTGGCAACTGCATTTGCAGTATCATGAAATCCATTAACGAATTCAAAGATACAAACCGCCAGTAAAGCTAAAATTAGCAAAGTTGTTAACATAAAGTTATTTTTTAATGTATAGTTTTTAAAATTAAAAAGTTTAAAAAGTAAGTGAGCTTAGCCGCGATTTTGTTTTATCCTATCATTTATCTTTGCATCAACCCGTTCTCATAGGGAAACCGACACCCTCAAACTGTTTGACTTGCTACTTCCTTAGTACAATCGACGTTAGTCTCCTAAGTTAGGTTTTGTAGTCGCGAACTTCCTCTGTTTCCAGCGATAGGTTCTCTGCTTACTAAGCTATTTTTAATTTTTACAAATATACTAATTTTTTATTTAATATATAAAAGAAAAAATATAATTATGAAAAAAATATTTAATACTTTTATAACAAACAAGTGGCATTTACACTCTTTAACATTACCTGCTTGTATATTGTGGGTATGGTTAATGGTTACTTATGACTTTTTAGATTTAAGAGATACTGGAAAATTCTTTCATGTATTTCTTTGTACATTTTCATCTGCTGCAGTAGCATTTGTAGTTGAATGGATACAAGGTGTATTCTTTGGTGCGAATAAAACACCTGAGCAGGTAAAAGCTAGTAACTTAGATATGTTGGTTTCTACAGTTGCAGGTTTTGTTGGTGCTTTATCGGCAGTTATTTTCCCACCTTCTACCACACTTGCTTGGTTATCTTTAGTTATAATTACTTTATTGGAGTTATATAGAAGAAAGTTTATTTTAAAGAAGAAAATTTTAAATGTTAAAGACATTAAGTTCTAAAAAAAACCCACTCATTTGAGTGGGTTTTTTATTATCCTCCATATGCTTCGATTATATAACCATGTCTAACTCTAAAGTTTATTCTATTAGGATTAGCATCCATATCTAACATTTTTGCTTGACCATTTTCTTCTGTTATTCTTACTGTAAATCCACCATCTTGTGCATACTGTGTTGCTTCTTCGATAGTTTTACCCTCATACTCTCCTTGAGTAATTAAGCCAAAATTTCTTAATGCCATAATTTTATTTTTTATTTTATACAAAAAAAGATAAACAAAGTTTATCTTTTATAATTTGTGTTTCTATCTTTTAAATTCATCAAATTTTAAAAGTTTTGACTCAACTACTACTTCTTTCGCAGTTGTACCACCTCTTCTTTCCATTGCTTTCCATTTCTTATCTAAGAAAGCTAACTTAGCTTTATCGATTTTGCAGTTTCTATCTGAAATGTTTCCTTCGTTGAAAAGTGCAATCATTTCATCAATACTTAATGTAGGGTGTTTTTTATCAAACAATGGATCTGGATGTGACCAACCAAATTTAAGTAACCAGTTTAACATAGCAGCCTTACTGAAGTCTTTGTAGTCTTCTGTTGTACCGTTACCTTTTCTCTTAGATAATTTAGCATTACCTTCAAAAAGTAAACCAGCATGTGTAATAACTGGAAATGGTTTGTCTCCTTCAACTTCACAAATCTTATCCCAGATTAAGTGTTGTTTTACCTCATTTGCAATGTGGTCAACACCTCTGATGATGTTAGTTACATCATAATCATAATCATCTAAGATTGAACAAAAGTTATAAGTAGGAAATCCGTTATTTCTAAGGATAACCATTGAGTACTCTCCCATATCTAACTCGTAACCATTCTCAGTTTTAGTACCGATTTTTTCAGCTACTTCTTTATAACGGTCTAATCTTTCGGACTGTCTGAATGTGATGTCATGATCTAATCCAAACTCTGCCATTTGATCATAGATATAGTCAATCCATTCTGGTTTATTTCTTTCTTGATCGGTATCATCAATTCTTAAAATGAATGTACCGTTATTAGCTCTTGCTTGAAGCCAAGCAAGTAATGCTGTACGTAAGGTTCCTAAATGAAAGAATCCAGTTGGAGAGGGTGCTACTCTTGTTACCATATTATATTTTTTCTTTTGTTTATATATTTAATTTCTTTTACAAAAATATGTCATTTAATTCATATAACCAAACTTACTATCCAAGTTTTTGTTATTTTTAATTCTTATAAATTACGGTTTTGATTATAGAATAATAATATATACTTAAAAATATTTTTTTTATGAAGAAATTAAAACTTTATGAGTTATTTACTGGAGAAGAAGGTGAACAACAAAAGACTAAAAAGAAAACTCCGTTCTTAGACGCATATGGTGTTGATATGACTAAACTTGCAGAAGATGATAAACTTGACCCTGTAATAGGTAGACAAAAAGAAATCGACCAAGTTATATGGATTTTATCTAGAAAGAATAAAAACAATCCAGTTATTATTGGTGAACCAGGTGTTGGTAAAACTGCAATTATCGAAGGTATTGCAAGACTTATGGTAACAGAAGATTGTCCAGAAGCATTAGAAGGCAAAAGAATTGTATCTGTTGACATGGGTACTATTATGGCTGGACAAGGTGGTTTAGAAGCTAAAGTAAAAGCTTTAATGGATGAACTTAATGATAATCCAGAAATTATTCTTTTTATTGATGAGATTCACTTAATGGTAAATAAAGGTGTGCCGATTGATATGGCAAACCAAATCAAACCAGCTCTAGCAAGAGGTCAAATGCGTTTAATTGGAGCAACTACGAATAATGAATTTAGAAATTCTATTGAAAAAGATGGTGCTTTAGAAAGAAGATTTCAAAAAGTAAATGTTGAAGAGCCATCTATTGAAGATACAATTGAAATTTTAATGAAAATTAAAAATAAATATGAAGACTTTCATAAAGTTTCATATAATGATGATGCTATTGAAGCTTGTGTTACCCTATCAGGTAGATTTATTTCAGACAGATACTTTCCAGATAAAGCAATTGATTTAATGGATGAAGTTGGTGCAAAAATGAGAATCTCTGCTAAGAAAAATACTCCTGCAGAACTTATAGAAATAGAAAAAGAATTATCTGAGATAAGATTACAAAAAACAGAATTTTTAAAAGCACAAAAATATCAGGAAGCTGGTGATTTAAGACCAAGAGAAAATGAATTAGTTATTAAAGCTATTGAAATTAAGAAAGCCGCAAAAGATATGCCAAGAATTACAATTACTAAAGAAGATGTTGAAAAAATACTTTCTTTAAAAACTGGTATTCCTACACAAGTAACTGGTGATGAAGGTAAAAGACTTTTAGGATTAGAAGGTGAATTAAAAATGCAAATTATCGGACAAGATGAAGCTGTTACAAAAATTGCAAAATCTATTAGAAGAAACAGAGCAGGTTTAAAAGATCCTAATAGACCAGCCGGTGTATTTCTTTTCTTAGGTTCTACTGGTACTGGTAAAACACATACTGTAAAAACATTGGCAAAGAATGTATTTGGTACAGAAGACGCAATGATTAGAGTTGATATGTCAGAATATGCTGAGAAACATAATGTTGCTAGAATGATTGGTTCTCCTCCGGGATATGTAGGATATGGTGAAGGTGGTCAATTGACTGAAAAAGTAAGAAGAAAACCTTATTGTATTATATTATTTGATGAGTTAGAGAAAGCACACCCTAGTGTAATGGATATCATGTTGCAGATTTTTGATGATGGTCACTTAACAGATGGTGAAGGAAGAAAAGTAGATTTTAGAAATACTATTATTGTTATGACTTCTAACATTGGTGCAAGTGCGGTTAATCAAATGGTAACACCTGTTGGATTTGGTGCAGATAAGCCAATGGTTAAAGAAGAGAATGCTAAAGCTATAATTAAAGCTGAGTTAAGTAAAAGATTAAAACCTGAGTTTATCAATAGAATTGATGAAATTATTATATTCTCTTCTTTATCAAAAGAAAATATTTATAAAATCATTGATATTGAAATTAAAAAGGTTGAGAGTAAACTAAAAGCGATGAATTTATCATTAGAAATTACAACTGCTTTTAAAGATTTATTGATTGATAAAGGATATGATGAAAAGATGGGTGCTCGTCCATTAAAAAGAGCAATTCAGCATTACTTAGAAGATCCACTTTCAGATGAGATATTAGGTGGTGAATTAGAAGGAAATGTTGTAGTTGATTATGATCCATCATCTAATAAAATTTTACTTAATGGGAAACCATTTGATGTAAATGAAAGTAAAAGTTTCAAATATCTTAAACCATTAAATGAGTTTTTAAAAAAGAATAGATAAATAAAAAAACCACTCAAATGAGTGGTTTTCTTTTTTATGATTTGTAGAAATCTCCTTTTTCTTCTACGTATTTCAATCTTGCTTCTTCAGCTTGAGATCTTAGTTTAACATATTCTTTTCTAAGTAATTGAATTTGTTTTTCTTTTTGACTTGTTTCTAATACAACTTTGAAATCGATAACATTTTTAAGTTTTAAGTACCAGAAGAAGTTATTGATTGACTTTTGTCCGGTTTTTTTACCAACAAGAAATAATCGTCTTGCTAACTTTTTCTTTCCAGTTTGTGTTAAGTGATCAATCTTAAAGTTTATCCACTCTAAGTGTTCGTTTACTTCACCGTCAACTTTTATTACATATTTTTTATCAATTGCAACTTGTGTTGCTTTTACCATTAGATTTTTCAAGTTTACATCTAATTCATTTACTCCTGTGTTTGTTTGTTTTGTGTCCATTTTTTTAATATTTTTTTTAGTTATTTTTTAATAATTTTAATCTTCTAAGTTAAAATATTAAGTTGGACCTCTGATTACAATCTATCTCATGTTGTTTATTTATTTTTTGTTTATATTTCGTTTAATTTTTTCACTTTAAATATTTTTTTGATGTTATCAAGTTTTGCTTTAATATCATCAAGTAATTGTCTTTGAACTCTAGTAAAAGTTCTACCTTCTTCCATTGCGTCAACTATTGCACAAGTTTCTCTGTAATAGTTTGTTCTGAATCTTTCAGAAGCAGTAAATGCGTCTGCAATGTTATTAAATCTATCTGATAGTTTAATAGTAAACGCTTTGTCAGACATTTTCAACATTTTATTGATTAGGTAGTTTGTTTTACTACCTCCCCATTTATGTTTAATTTCATCTGTGTTAGATGTTAACTCTAACATAATATCTGCAACCTCTTTACCAAAAAGTTCTTTCACATCAGCATAAGCATCCCAGATGTTATCATAACAATCTTCTGCAACATCGTGTACTAAAGCAGCGATTAAGGTTGCTTCATCAGTAGTGTACAATTTTAATGTACCATTTACTTTTTGTACGTGTGCGTCAAAGTAAGGTTGTCCAGTAAACTTTCTTACTTGATCTTTATGAGCTCTTTGGGCAAATTCCCAAGCTAATTTTTCTTTCGGTGTAATCGGTGCGTTCGCCATAAATCTTTTCTTTTTATATATTATATTGCAAATATACGATTTTATTTTATATATTCCTCAAATTCTTTATAGACTCTTTCCATAAATCTTTTTTCTCTATCAGTTATATCTGGTCCTAAATCAAATATAAATTTACTTTTTATGATTTCCCAGTTTTCTTCTTTTGTTTTATCATCATCATAATTATCATAGATAATATCAAATGAATCTGTACAATAAATATCTACTTTATCTCCTTTTATAGTAGATACATAGTTGTCATTTTCATCAATATATGAGTAGTGACCATCGTAATATCCAGGTATTCTTGCGGCACCTATTGGTACACCACCATACATTCTTACATGTGATTCTCCTGTTGGGTCCGCATCTTGCAATATTTTTATAAATTCTTTTGTTGTCATAATTATTGTTTATTTTTTAATAAGTTTAAAACTTGTTTACCTCTTTTATCTAATTGTTTGTATTTTATTTTAAATGAAGTACTTTCAATACCACCAAATATCGCTGCATTAGAATGTAATTCACAAAGTGATGTTACTAATAGTGTAAAAACGGTTTCGATTGAGTTTTTTGTAACAAAGTCTTCTACTTCATCTGATTTAATAGTATGAAATACCATATCTTTTAAGATTAAATCTGCAACTACTTTGTTATCAGAAATCTTAGAGAATGTATCAAATGATACTTGTGCGTGGTTTGGAAAGTGTCTTTTACCTTCTTCATCAATTATCATACAATATGCCTTCCCACAATCGTGCATTACTTGATATTCCTTAATATCTTCTAATGAATGTAAGTTGTTAAGTATAAACTCTTTATTATCTGTAAACCAAGTAGGTAACTTCCATTCAAATACTGGATTACTACTAGTTAAATCGTTAAAATACTTATTGACAGATATGCCGTGATCTAGTACACTTTGTGTATCAGTTTGAGGTGTATCAATCATATCAGAGATAACTTTCTCGTATGTTAGTTTTGATTTTTTACCTAAAAGTGGAAGATATGAAACTTTCTTTCTGACATCTTTATCTGCGTATAAACAAATAGATGTAAGTTCATCGTTTAAATCTGGTTCGTAAAATTTTGTGACTGAGGTAAGTTTGGATAACTTTAAGTATAAGTCATTTAATTCTTTTTCATTGTTTACTTGTAAACAGATGATAGAATTAGATGTAGTTTTCCATTCTTTAAATTGTTGTGGAAACTCGTATGCGAAGTCTGCAATTGAGTGTGTTGATTGTTGGCTCTGATAGCCTGGAGTTAAATCACTTCTAGTGATAACTACTAATTTTGCTTGGTCTTTGTTAATCTAAGTCATTGTCATAATTATTTATTATTTTTTAAAAATTGTTGTTCTTTTTTAGTTAGACTCTTCATACCTTTTTCTGAAATTTTATCCAGTATTCGATTTAATTCGTCTTCTTTTTCTTTTCTTATTGAGTTAAATTCATAATCATCAATAAGTCGTTTTTCAACGTTTGTTTTAAATAGTTTTTTAAACCAACTTAACATTGTTTATATATTAAATTTTTTTGTGGCTCTGGAGGGGAATGATCCCTCGTCTTCTGGTTTTAGAGGCCTTAGACTAACCATACAAAGCCGTTTTGTTTTACAAAGATACAACTAATTTTTAATACACCAAATTTATTCTTGTTTTTTTAAATCTTCAATTGCTAACTGTTCTAATGTTTGTGGATTATGTTTCCAATTTTTCCAAACTTCAAAATCTTTTAATCTTTCTAATGTTTCTTTTGGAATTAGAACAAACCCATCTGGTGCTACTGCACCAAATTTATGGTAATGTGCATTCTTAATTTTTTCTTTGATTTCTTCTGTAATATTTCTTGGGCTCATCTTGTTTTTTAATATCTATTGTCTCAACTTTTTTAAATTTTAATAACCACCTATATAATTTAGGTGATATTATAAATATTACTTTCTCTATATTTGTTCTCCATACATTTTCCCAAGTACCAACATTACAAGTATTACACTCTTTATTATATTGTTGATGTGCACTACATATTGAAAACCATCTTTCTTTCCAAAAGAATTTACCTTTGTCTCTCATATAGAATTTATCTAAAAAATCATTTATTCTTTTGTTTACTACTTTATCATTAGTAAAGTGTTTTTTATGTCTATCCATCCCATCTTCTCCCTCATTTGTAAGTTATATCTAAAAAATGATATTTAGTTTAATTTAGCTCTGATTCCGGGCATATAAATCTCAATCAATTGTATCAATTCTTCTTTACACTCTGGAGTCAATGATTTATTTTTATTTTGATTCAACAAAATCATAAATGAACTTACAACTTTATTAAATTTAAAGGCATCTGTAAAGTCAAATATAGTTTTCTTAAATGATTCTATATCAATAGTTTCTTCACCTGTTTTATCCAACCAAGTTTTCATTCTATTTATAAATCTTCTAATTCCAATTATATTTTCATCAGACCAAGAACCACCATCAAAGTAGTGACCAATAAACATCAAGTAAAATCTGATTTCATCTGGATCATATCCATCCAAACTAACTACATTTCCCTTTGATTTAGACATCTTTTCACCACCATTCAATATCATTCCTTGGTGTACCAACTTATTAATTGGTTCTTCAAAGTCAATAAATCCAATATCATACAAAAACATTGTGATAAATCTAATATAAATCAAGTGCATACAAGCATGTTCTGAACCACCAACATACAAATCAACTGGTTTTGGTTTAATACCTTTCATCAAACAATAGATAATAGTATAAATAGAACTATCTACGAATGTGTCCATTGTATCTGTCTCACCTTCAATAGGAATAGGGCAACCCCAACTTCTTTGTCTTGATACACACCAGTCGTGTTGATTTTCCAACCAATTTCTTTGTGACTTTATTGTAGATTCTGGAAAGTCAATCTTATCCAAACCTGCAATCAATCTATCTTTATAATCTGTGATTTTGAAATACCATTGATTCAATGTTTTCTTTTCTACTTCTGTAGAACATCTTTCACATTTACCATCTTTTACTTGTTCTCTTGCCAATACAGTTTCACAACTGTTACAGAAGTCAACTTCACCATCTTTCTTATAAGCCAAACCTTTATCATACAATTGTTTAAACAACCATTGTGTGTACTCAATATAGTTAGGATCCGAGGTAATCAACATTTCCTCGTATTGAGTATTCATGTTATCCATCTGTATTCTAAAATTTTCTATATTTTCGTAGGTAACTTCTCTTGGATCTCTACCTACTTTTTTTGCATAGTTTTCTGCTGGCAAACCATGACTATCATATCCAAAGGGTTGAAAAACTTGTTCACCTTTATATCTCAAGTATCTACAGTAACTATCCATAATCGCATAGTTATACCAGTGTCCACAGTGCAAACCACTCCCAGAAGGATATGGGAAAAATGTTGCAATATATTTATAATCTTTCATTTCTTTGTTTTTTTCTTGTAAAGTGACTTGTGTCAATTTTTAATTTTTTAATTATTCTATAAATTTTACTTTCAATTAGTTTTGTGTGTTCTTGTTGTATATTTGTACAAATATCTTTACTATCCACTATGTTCCCTACTTATATTTTTAATTTAAGCTTAGTTGCAAATATAATAATTAAATTTAATATATAAACTATGAAATACATTAAATCAAGTGAGGAATATTCAATAAACGAAGAATTAGACTTAAAAATAGGTTGGAGACAAATTATAATTGGTTTGTGTATTTTCGCTGCGTATAAACACTATTTTCCTGATAGGAAAAAAATCACATTAAGTGAAATGAATAGAATTGTTGCAGATGTTGATAACAAACCTACTATACAAGAAAGAATTATTATTGATAAAATAAAAAATAGTTTAGTTACGGATATTAATCAAGAAACTGGAATTTCAGAAGATAAAAAGAGAAAGTTATTGAATGGTATCAATACTATACCATTTATTATGGTTGATACTGAGACTATTGGTTTCATTACCGGTAATGAAAATACACTTGGTTGTTACTTTGGTTATATGGATAAAGTTAGAAATAAGTTAGTAACAGTAATTTTAGTTGATCGAAGTAGAGTAAAGGGTGTAAGTTTTAGTGAAACTTTATTACACGAGTTAAGACACTTAGTTGACGATTTATTAACGGATGGTAGAAAAGATTATAGTGAACTATCTAATATAGTTGATATGTTAGATAAAGATATTGTTTTGAGAAATAAAGAAGGAGAAAAAAAGTTAAGAAATAAGGTCAATGATTATGTTAATATTATGGTTAAAAATAGCGTTGATCCTGAAGACCTAGGTAGTCCCAGAGTTAAAGAACTATCAGATAATCTCAAAGATGAATATTTTGATGCTATCTTTTTAGATAAAAGTAAAATGGATTATTTAACATCATCTGCTGAAATATATGCTAGATTTCATGGATTAAAAAGATGGATGATAAAAAATGGTTATCTTAAAGATATAAATAGTGAGATAACACAAGATATTATTATAAATATGATGCAAGATAAACAATTTTTTGATCCAAAAATAATAAATAGGGATTTCTTTCAATTACTATTTTATATGGATGTTGATTTTACTGGTAAAACAAAAAGTGATATGACAAAGGCCAATTCAATAGTAGCAAACTATACAGATTATATAAATAAACCTACCGTTTAAATATATCAAACCAGTTACGTTTAAGTAACTGGTTTAATTTTTTATCTCTTTTTTCAATTACTTTTTTTTGTTTACAATCTTCACACATTCCCAATTCATTAAATGTTGTATCGTGTAATGGTGTATTATAATTCTTTGTTGTGTCTATCACTATAGTTGTAAAACGATCACAACCTTCACACCAACCACTATAATCTACCATAGAATATATTTTTTAATCATAATTTAATTATTTGTTCCCAAGGATTATTCTCATTACCAAAGTGACATATTGCAGTTTGTCTGTAAATAGGTCTATTCATATCGAATAGTTTTACTATACCACTTGGGGTTACTGGGAATTTTTCTTTTACTAATTCAATTATTTTTATATCATCACCAGTTCCATAAGTATCAATGTTTATTGAACTTGGTTCTGCAACACCAATCATATAAGATATTTCTACTTTGCATTTTTTGGCTAATTTATTTGCAACAATGTTTTTTGCAATATATCTTGCAAGGTAAGCCCCACTTCTATCTGTCTTTGAAGAATCTTTACCAGAGAAAGCTCCACCACCAACAGGACAGTAAGGTCCATATTGATCGACAACTATTTTTCTTCCTGTTACTCCACAATCTGATACTGGTCCGCCAACATTCCAAGAACCGGCAGGATTTATATATAATTTGGTATTATTATCTATTAAGTCTAAACCTACTACTCCTTTAATAAAGTCTAAGTTTAGTATATTTCTAAGTTCTTCTAAAGAAATTTCAGTTGAGTGCATAGTAGAAATTAAAATACTTTCAACTCTTCTATTATCACCATCTTCTTCGATAGTAACTTGTGATTTTGCATCTGGACCTAAACCAACTGAAACAACTTCATCAACAATTTTTCTAGAGATATAAGATCCAAGTGGCATATAATTTGGTGTCTCATCAGTTGCATATCCAACCATAAATCCTTGATCACCTGATGTTACTTCTTCATCACTAATCTCAACTGCTGAATTTATTTCAGGACTTTGTTTACCTATTAAATTGATTATTGTTAAATTTTTATAGTAAAATCCATGTTCTGCATCTGTATAACCGATCTCTTTTACTAGATTTCTTATTACACTATCATAATCAATGATTGCTTTTGATTTTACTTCACCACCTAATACTACTGTATTATCTTTAACCATTGTTTCAACTGCAACTTTTGAAGTTTTATCAATACTAAGATAAGCATCTAATATGGCATCTGAAATTTGGTCTGCTACTTTATCAGGATGACCCCAAGCAACACACTCTGTTGTTATATATCTTTTCATACTTTAATTTTATTTAAGATTTATAGTAAAAATTAAAAAATTGTTTTATATTTATAGTATGAGTATTTAAAAACTATTTATACTTATAATTATATAAATAAGACATGAAAGATATAGTAGTAGTTGATCACGTTGATAGATTTGGTCCAATCGGTACTGAATTAGATGATGATACAAAAAAATCATACCAGACTGCGGCTAAACGACTTAGAAAATTAGCAAAAAGAAATATGAGAGTACTTTTAAGAAAAACGAAAATAAAAAGAATATGCCAGAATTAGCAGAAGTAAGAATTATGAGTGATTATATAAATCATCACTCAAACAAAAGAAAGTTTACGAAATTATATCACGTTGAGAAGGGTAATAACCCGATAGACTCTGAATTGATTGAGAATTTTGAAGTAATTGCAGAGTCTTTTGGTAAAGAACTACAATTAAAAACAATAAATGATACAAAAACGTTAGACTTCTCTGTATTTATGGGTATGTCTGGTAATTGGAAATTTGTTCCTACTGAAAATTGGAATGATACTAAGTTTGTAAGAATGAGGATTGACACTGATGATGGTAATTCCTTATTACTTTATGGTTCATATATGGGACCTAAATATAGATTAGGTGCATTTACTGGTGTAAAAAGAGGACCAGACCCTACGAAAGAATTTGATAAATTTAAAAGTAATGTTTTAGATAATTTAAAACTAAAAGCATTTGATAAACCAATTTGTGAAGTTCTTTTAAATCAAAAATACTTTAATGGAATTGGTAATTACTTACGTTCCACTATACTTTATTATATAAATGTAAATCCATTTGAATCTGCTAGAACTATTATTATGGAGAATCCAGATATATTAGATTTTTGTAGAGATGTTCCAATTAAAGCTTACACATTAAATGGTGGTCAGCTTTCAGATTGGACTAATCCATTTGATTCTGATTATGAAGAATTTAAGAAGTGGGTATTTTATCAGAAAGGTTTATCTTGTAGAGATAATACTGGTAGAACCTTTTGGTATGATGAGAAATGGGATTCTTATTCCATATATAAAAATTAAAATATGTAATGAAGATTGAGTTTGATAAAAATCATTATGTTGTTTGTGAAGGAATTACTTTGCCTTTAAGAAGAGAACAGATTATGGATATGCAATCATATGGTTATGATGCACAAAATGTGATAGAGGATTTTTATAGAAATAGTAAAGCTTATGTTAGGGATCAAAAGATTGATTTAATACTAAAAAAATAAAGAGAGACTTTCGTCTCTCTTTTTTGTTAGTCTTGTAATTCAAGTTGTTCTTGATTTTGTTTTTGAAGTAACTCCATAGCTCTTGCTAATCTTGTTAAACCAATTCCTGCACCAAATCTTGGAAAGAAATCAAATTTTAGGAAATCTTCCAATTCTTTTTCTACTCTTTCTTTTCCGAATAATTCAAATAATTTTTCAGAATATCCACCATTTTCTATTGTATAAAACATTTTTCTCATAGAGTCAATATCGCAACTTCTTTCTGCAGCACCTATTGTTTCTTGTCCATATAATATTATATCAACTTTATTAAATAGATCATCTTTTTGATTTTGCATGTTCCAAAATGGATTAGTTCTTAGTGGAAAGTTTTGAAGAGAAACACAATGACTTACTTCATTCCACATTTTAGTTTCATGTTCATTTTCTAAAATTGATACGTCTCCATATTCTTTACAAGTTTTATTATAGTCCATTTCAACAGGTGATCCAAATCCTAAATACTCAAGAAGTTCTTTTTCTAATAGAATTAAATCTTTATATTTACCTTTTGATTCAAACTCAAACATTGGAAAGATTAGTTCATGTCTTCCAGGAATTGGATTTTTTTCTGCTCTGTAACTTGTAGATACACAGAAAACTCCATCCCAAGTAGGATTTTTTAATAATTCATACTCAAGCCACATTTGTCCAGTTTGTGGTAGTGGCCATATCTCACCATTGTATTCAAAGGTTGATACGGAGTGTGGGTTTTCACACGCTGCTAAGATTGATAATCTTGATTGTGTTGGTACTTCTACGAAGTTTTTTTCCAAAAAAAATTCTCTTAGTTTTTGAACTAGAGAATTGTACATTAAAGTGTTTGTCATATAAGATTTTTTTTTTAATCAAAGTATAAATACTCTAATTAAAAAATTATTCTTGATATATATAAAAAAATCCGCCTTTGTTTAGCGGATTTTTAAATTTTTTTTATGTTAATAGATCAATTTTTAAATCTCTTCTATTTTCTATAGTATCATATGTAGCTTTTTGTGTAAACCAATCATGTACCACATCAATGTCTGTTTTTTGGTAGTCTAACCAACAGTTATCCTTTGTACTATACTTCATAAACTTTGTAAGTTCTTCACTAGTATATTTCTTTAGTTTCATTTCTCTGATACGGTTACCTTCTAATGTGATAATTATACCATTGTCAGTTATGTCTAAAATTCCTAACCAAAATGTTAGCATTTCTTGAAAAATCATACCTTTTTCAAATAGTCCATTAAAGACTATTTCATTTGTTTTTTCGTTTATCTTACTCATATTTATTTATTTAAACAAATATACAAAATAAAAGTTAAACTCCAATAGAATTTAACTTTTCATTTCTAAAATAGGAAACAAGTTTTTCTGATAATAATTCAAATGCTTTTATTTCAAAATCTTCAAGTTTAGAAACTTTGTATCTTAGTGAACTACCAGAGTTTTTCTTTGAAAGAAGCTCTTGGTAAATATGTACCATTTCTTCTTCGGTTGGTTCTATATCTTCTTTGAAGTTAGAAAAATCTAATTGAGAAATATGTGCACTTTTGTGATGTAAATCTTGTGTTAGTTCTGCTGATATTTTACCTGATAATCTAATAAATTGATTCCTCGAATGTTCATAAAAAATTGCAGTTAAATTGTTTTTAATTGATTCTTCTTGATAAGTAATCTTGCAATTGATTAGAGTGGAGTTTGTCATTTTATAAGTTTATTTTTATATATTATTATAGTACTAGTCTTCTTTTAGGATATTTTTTAATGTTTCTTCTCTTTTAGTTGATAATTCCCAAGCAACGTATTCTTCTTCTGACATTAGTTCAGATTCTTTAAAAAGACGAGCATTTGAGGTTCTCCAATGTGATGATGTGCTATCACAAAGATATTCACAATCGTATTGATTCTCTTTATCAGGTTCATCTAGATTAGCTTCTAAATAACGTTGTATAGACATTTTACCATAAGATTTATGATAAACGGGTCTATTAAGGTCAAATTTATTTCTCATACTGCAAAGTTACATTTAATTTTTAATATATACAAAAAAGTAATTTTTATAATGAAGTTTCTACAAAAGTTTAAAATATTTGAATCAACACAAGAGTTACCAGAAAGAGGCACAAGATGGATCAATGATAAAGGTGAAAAAATATTTATATTAAGTCCAGATCAGTATGGTTATATTGGTTATTATAGATTATCTGATCCTGATAAAAAGTGGCATATTAACCCAAATACTTTTTATTCAGAATATAAACCTTTGGATAAACACATTTATAGAGACGATATTGAGTATGACTTTGATAAAGCGGTTTATTTATCAGATGAAAAAGCAATTATTGCTGCTTTCTTTATCACTAAAGAAAATGAGAAGTCGATTGAAATCTTAAACATAAAAGAATTTGCACCAGATACTGCAACTTTTATGGATAATGCTAGACCTTATTCCGTTACTTTTCATAAAGGTACTTTACCAACTTCACAAATTGCTATTCTTGGACCAGTTCCTGAAAAGGAAGGTTTCTTTTATATTAAAGTTCCTTATTGGTTATACAAAGAAAACCCTGAATTAAATATTAAGAGAGTCGTTGGTGATTTTCATCATATGAAAAGATTGTCTCTTAGAGATTTTAGTTTAAGTAATAAAGAACTGATGTCGAATTTCAAAGATCCTAATGTAATCAAATACTTTGCTGGTTCTGATAAAGATAAAAGAACTCAACAATTGGTTGATATATATTCTAAAAGAGGTTAAACACCTAAATCTTTTAATTTTTGATCTCTAATTTCTGAAACAAATAAACTATCAAATGTTCCAGATTTAGAAAATACTTTATCTAATTTAGTATGTAGATTATTTTCCGTTTTTATTATAGTATAGAATATTTTAACCCAAGGTTTTCTCGGATGATCACTAAAATCATCAATTGCATTGATTATAATTCTGGCTTGATCTTTTTCAAGTTTAATTAGATAATCTTTTACAATTATTTCTTTATTTTCTTCGGTCATAAGTTAAATATGTAAATTCATACTTATGTCTTTCATCTGCTGGATGGTATTCTTCTGAAACTAATTCCCATTCATCACCAATTTCTGGAAAGAAAGTATCTGCTTCAAACTCTGAATGTACTCTCGTTAGTTCAATTCTATCTGCAATTTCCATAGATTGTTTATAGATCTCTCCACCACCAATTATCCAAATATTGTTATCTGAATGTTCTAATACTTCATCTAATGCAGATTGAATACTATCAAATGTGAAACATTTTTCCGGTACTGAATAGTCATTTTGTCTTGTTATAATTAGGTGTGTTCTATTAGGTAGAGGTTTAGGGAACGTTTCAAACGTCTTTCTACCCATAAGTATATGATTACCTGATGTAAGTTCTTTAAACCTCTTAAAATCGTCTGGTAAGTGCCATACTAAGTCATTGTCTTTACCTAAAGAATTGTTTTCTCCGGCTGCTGCTATAATTGTTATCATATATATTTTATGATAAAAAAATAAAAAGTTTAATCTTCTGATATTGGAGAAATATCACGCTCATTACTAAATGTAAACTTAATACACTCAGTAGTTGTAAAAAAGTCTTGTTTATAACCACCACCTGATGGTAGTGAATGTATTGATAAGGTTACATATTTATAATCAGTTAGTCTTAGTAATTTAATTGCCGATTCAAATCCTATATAACGTAGATACTCTTGTTCTTTAGGAATTTCATAGTTTTTCTTTCTCCAAACATTACCATATTGAAATCCTGTATAATCTCCATTTCTTTCAATACCTGTTGCTGCTAAAATCCATCTTCCTCTGTCACGTGGATCTACACGTCTATTCTGGTCTGAACTTAGTTCGTTTTTATTAGTATCACATCTTCTAACAAATGAAATAAAATTGGGGTATCCAACAATCATATTCAAATCTCTTTCTATTTTTAAGTTAAAATCTTTGATAATGTTTGAAGGATCTCCATTAAAAGTAAAACCTTCATCCAATATTTCTAATACTGAATAGGTTATATCATCTTCTGTGATATTTTTAGACTCATTAAATTTTTTTAAGTATATCATAATTTAGTTACATTCGTAACAGTCAACTCGACCAGAACCACCACATTCATCACATTCTGATGTTCCTTCTCCATCACATCTTCCACATTCTTCAAGTCCGCGACCATCACATTCAGTACATTCTACTGTACATTCTCCGTCACATTTATCACAAGTTGATCTACCATCACCATGACAATCATCACAAGATATTTTCCCTTTTCCTTCACAGTCAGTGCATTCTTCACCTTCTTCATCAGTTCCATCTCCATTACAAGTTTCGCACTTTACTTCACCATATCCATCACACTCACGACACTCTACTTCTCCATCTCCATCACATTTTGGACAGTTCTCAGTACCACTACCTTCACATTCAGAACAATCTTGTTCTCCATCTCCATCACATCTGTAACAGGATCTTTCACCAGAACCACCACACTCCTCACATTCAAAACTACCTCTTCCTCCACAGTTTTCACAAGATCCATCACCACCTTCGGTACTAGTTAGTTCTGCGTCATAGTAAGAGTTATAGTTCGTAGTAAGTAAATCTTTATCTCTTACAAGATATTTTAAAGAGTCCATATAAGGATAGTCATCAAAGTTTGAATATTCTAATGTAACATTGACCCAACTATCTTCTCTTTCAAGTTCTTCACCGTTAAACATAATAGGATCTCCGGTATGAAATGTTTGATTCTTTTTATAATAGAATCCATTTTCTTTTGCAAAGTCTATAAATAGTTCAACATCCGCACTATTTATAATGTAAACTCTATCCATGAATTTTCTTCCCTTATCATCTAACCAAAGAAGTGCTCTTGCTGTAATTTTATCTGGATTATCTGCAGATTTTAGTATAATAAGTGATACTCTGTCTGGATTTTTTGAATATATTGATAAGTAACCTTGACATTTAGCATATCTCATACAAGAAGAACCTAATGTTCCTAATTCTTTATCGTAATTATCCACAAGATACCATTTTTTAATATCATTACCATTAACTATTTCAAATCTTGTAAAGGCTTCTTTCTCTATTAAGATAGTTGCTTTGTATTTACTTACGAAATCCTCAAGATCTTTTGGTTTTACTTCGATACCAGCTTTTGCTAGAATTGCCCTTACAAATCTACCAACATTCATGTCAGACTTTTTAATTGTTTTAGGATCTTCTACTTTTTTTGCTTTATCATCTGGTGTAAAGAATACTTTATCTTCTTTATCTACGTCATATGAAATATAGTTATAGTTAGTGTCTACCTCTTCTCCATCTAACTTTAGTAATTCAGATGCAACTGGAGAGTTTATTTTTTTCAATAAGTCATAAAACTTATCATCAAGGACAATTGTTGCTTCTAATAAAAGCATCATATCTTTTTCTAGTAAAAATTCGTCGTATTTTGATATTTTATTATTCATAATGTATATATTATTTTTTTTATTTGAAAAGTCAATTATTTTTTTAATATATAGTTTATGAGAGTTTTAAAGTATCTTAAATTTTTTGAAGAAGCAGAACTTAACTTAGGTGAGTTAGAAAAGAATAGGGGTGGTGAAAAGAGAGGTAATGCTTTAATAAAGAAATTACAAGAACCGGAAGTTAAATTAACTATAAAAGGAGAAGGTGAGCGAACTATTGATCATATAAAGGTTGATGGTGAAGATGTGGTTCCTAGTATTGCGGCAAATGCTATTAAGAAAGCAAATACTAATACTTATGATGATGGTAAAGGAGCTAAGTTATTTGGTAAACCTAGATATAAAGATGTTTTTGTTTCTGGAGACGAAGTATTTAAACTAAATCAAGTAAAGAAAACTAAAGATTTTGGTGCAGTTGGACCAGGTGTTTTAACTAGAGAGTATGAAGCAATTCAATGTTTATTTATTGCATATAAATTGAAGTACCCTAGAAAGTCTATACTACTACAAGACGTTTTAGATTTTTGGGAGAATTATTGTAATAAAGATGCAGATGCATTAAAAAGAATTAATATTTATTTAGATAATAAAGTTGTAATCACTGAAAATATATTAGATAGTTTATCTTCTAATAGGGATTGGCTTAATACTTTTATCAAAGTACCTGAGGTATTATTTAGATTTAAAGGTATGTTTTCGCCTAGATCATCATACTCTGTTTTTCATGAGTCTAATACAGATGAAATATCACCTGCACAAAATTTACTGAAAAAGTTTAATAAATTGAAAAAAGTTAAAAATGTAGATTCAAAGGTCAATTTTTCTAAATTCTGTCCTGCAGATGTTTATATTGTAGTAACTAGATATATCTCTGTATTAAATACTGCAATTTCTGCATGTGAAACTATGGATGAATTGGTAAAAGTTGTAGATGATTACTTTGATGCGAAAATTTTAATACCAGTATCACTTAAAAAGGTAAAAAATGGTGATGAAACATTTCAGATAATTGTTAATAAAGAGCAAGATAAAAAACTACCTGATTTTGACATTAAATATTTTAGAATAACTCAAGATCCTACTAAAGGAATTGGATCAAGAATATCTACTGTATCTAAATGGAGTGAAGAACGTACTCCAAATGGAGAAGAAAATACAATTAGAAAAGATAGAGATATAACTATTGATTCATCAAATACTGGTAACTCTGTAAATGTTGATGGTGAGGTTGCTGGTTCTTCATCGAGACATGGAAAAATATCTTTTACTGGAATAAAGTCTATATTGGATATTCATAAAGATGAATTTAATTTAGATGAGATAGAGAAACATTCTGAACTTAAAAAAAGAACTCTTACTGATTTAAGAAACTCTATTACTAGTTTATATACTGAATTACTTAATTTAAGAGAATTTGCAAATGATGTTGATGTTGTTGAAATGCCTTCTACTATTCAAGTTCCGAGATTAAAAAAAGGTATTCCTACTGGTACTTCTTGGGATAAAGTTATTAAATATACTGATTTATCTAAAACTGAAGAAGAAGATAGTAATATTAAAAATAAATTAATATCTAAGTTACAGTCTTTACAGATATTAGTTTCTATTGCTAAGATATATAAAGTGAGTCCTATGTTAGGTAATGATGTTATGACTAAAATTATGAGACATGCTCTTTCTATTCAAACTTCTGATTTTGATACACCTAGATATTTAAGAATAATTTAAAAGTATCTTTTAATATTTCCAGCTTTGTCTATTAAAACATTTCTACCGTCTTTTTTACGAACTAATATATCTGTTCCTGCGAATCTTGCTTCCAGTACTCCTTGTAATAAAACTCTTATCGGATTACCACCAATATCTTTAGTTTCTAATTTACCATCTATACTAGTTATTAAAAAAATCTTTTGTGATTCGTCATATGTACCAAATGCAACATTCTCGGATATTCTTCTACCAAGATTTCCCATAGTATCACATATGTATAATGATTGATTTAGTATTTTAAACATCATAACTTTTATATAATTTTATTATATATATAATAATATGGAAAAGAAAAATATATTTCTTTTATTAGATGATGAAATTGTAACACGTTATAAAGAACATCTAGATAAAGTAGGATATGATAAAAATAAGCTATTTGAAAGAATAATTATTGATTTTTTAAAGAAAAACGCAATAAATTCTTAAAAAGGTACTTTTAGGTATTTTTTATTTATATATAGCATAAGGAAAATAATTATGAGATACTTGAGAGAATTTAACGAAAATAAGGATGTATTCATGGAATACCTACTTGAGTTTACTGAAGACGGTAAGCCAGAAGAGTTATCTAGTAATAGATTAAGTAAGTTACTTAGATTTATACGAATAGAAGGTATAAAAAGTTATACTATAAAAGGTATAACTAAATCAGGAGAAACTAAAATAGTTTTAAAAATAGGAAAATGAAGAACCCACTCGAAAGTGGGTTTTTTTAATTCATATAATCTGTAAAAAATTGTTCAAAAATTGCTTGCATTACCGGAACACATATTGAATTTCCTGCTAACGCTACGTGTTGTTTGGTTGATAAACTTGTAGTTAGTAAATTATCAATATCTACATCTTTAACTCCCATAAAACGATAACCTTCTCTTGCAGTTAAAGTTCTAATCCTTTTATCATCTAACATAATTTGTGGGGAACCTGATGTGGTTAAACAAGGTGAACAACCATCTATTGAATAGATTCTTCTTGCTTGATCATATTTTACATCACTTCTACGAGCAATCATTCTACATACTGAACTTAATTTAGGTGTATTGATTTCATACGGTGGTGTAATAAATAAAATATTATCCGCAGTTGTATCAATAAATGGTTTCATCGGAACTCTAGTTTTTTTATGATTGTGAACACCCATCATTTTATTAGAAACATCTAAGGAAGATTCTCCTAATACTGAAAACATAAAAACTCTCTCACGATTTTGAGGACATCCAAAGTCAGCACCATTAAGTACCATCCAAGCTGAACCATAACCTAAAGAGTTAAGTTTTTCAATATAATCGTTAAATTTTTTGATGTGATTTTTGGAAACTAGGTTTTTAACATTTTCCATTAAAAGATACTTTGGTTTATTATGTTCTACGATTCTTTCAACTTCGTATAATAAACCGCTTCGAGTTCCTTTTTCAATACCACGTTGTACCCCAGATATAGATATATCTTGACAAGGGAATGAATAAGTTAAAAAATCACAATGTGGGAAAGTTTTTTCATCAACTTTTGATACGTCACCTAAATTACCTTGTTCGGTAGTATGTAGTGAATCATAAGCTTCGTTTGCTGATTTAAGAATGTCACAGTTTGCGACGTTACGGTATTTAATACCACTATACTTTAGTGCTAGTTCTTGGGTTCCGTACCCAGAGAATAGACTTATAATTTTTAATTCTTCCATATTAAATTATATGAAAGAATTAAAATTTGTTTAGTCTAAGTGTCTAATATCTTTGTGTGAAGATTTTTGGTTACCGTTGTGAGACCACAATCTTGCAAATGGTGTAGTAAAATAGTCGTTATAACATAATGTATCATCTATATGTAAATCGATTTTATTTTCTTTACAATATTCTGCTTTTGTTGAATCCCATAAAACATCATCGAATTTTTTCTGAATAGTTCCATCAGGAAACTCGATTTCTCCTAGTGTTTCTGCGGTTTTTAATAAGTGGTTATAAACTGAGAATTTATGAGTATAGTTGATACCACTTAGTTGTTTTTCTAATTTATCAGTCCATTCACCTCCGGTGATTATATGAACTTCACCACCATTTTTTATAACAGAGTCTGCTAAAAATACAAAGAACTCTGGAAGAGCATCGATTACTCCGTGTATATCGATACCAATTTTGAATTTTGCTGTTGAACTTTCGTTCACTATACTACTAAATTTTGTTATCATAATTTATATATTAAATTATTTCTTCAATTTTCTTATCTCTCATTTCTGCAGTAGATAAAATTTCTTTTACAAAGATATGAAAATTACTCGTAAAAGTAATCAAATTAAATGAAATATTTGTGCTTATTCCGGCACCACTTGATTGACTATCTAAAGTTGGATTTGTCTTTGTAATACTTCCCCAATACTTAAATCCAAATGTTGGCTCATAAATGGCACTATTACTACTTCTTTCATTCCAAAACTCTATTACAAATGTTTTACTTTCTATTTCATTAGTGTCATATTCATATAAAATTGTAAATTGATTATCATCTTCATAAAATATGTTTAGAATCTTACTATAAGCTGGTACTTGAAAAGTTGCCTGGTTATAACTGGTATATCTTGATTGTGTTGTTATCATATTCCTAGTTTATTTAATATTTTTTCTCTATAGAAACTTATATCATCAACAATAAAAAGGTTTGAGTCGGTAATAATTAGATTATCAATAATCTCAATAATTTTTGATGTTGTTCTTAATGACATAGTTCCTACATTTTTATTACTTGTAACTATTTGATTAATTTCTAAAGAATCAACCTCTGCATTTTCTGTATTAACGATACCTTTACATTTTTGTATAGAATATTTATCTAAAAATTCTTTATTAATTAGTATTTTTTTATAGTATTTATTTTCCATATTTACCATAACATAAGAAACCTCGGTAGATTTCCCACCGAGGTGATTATGAATTAAATCTCCTACTTTAACTAATTTCATTATAGTATTTTAGTACCTGGATTGGCATTTACGACAAATGTTGGTGTACCATTTTCCAATTCACCTGGCATAATCATCGCATGTGACTCAATCCCCATCATTTTAACAGGTTTTAAATTTGTTATAAATAGGAAAGAATATCCTTCTAATTTATCAACGTAATTCTCACCTAATGAAGGTTTAATATTTGTTACAACAACTCTCGGTGTATCTTCACCAAAATCTACTTCTAACTTAATAAGTTTATCTGATTTAGGTACATCTGTTACTGATATAATCTTACCTGTTTTAATTTCTAATTTAGTTGCCTGAGTAAAAAAAACTTCCGAAAATTCTATTTTATCTTTCATGTTTAATATATTTATTGCTTTAATTTTACATTCTTCTTTTAGTCCTGGAATTCCTAATTTCCAAGGTTTTACTGGCTCTCCTGTTGAACAATTCACAAAGTGATCTTGTTGTTCATCCAAGAAATCTTGTATATCATCAAAGATAACATACTGTGTTACTTCTGGGTGTCTATCTAACCAAAGTTTAATTTCATGACCTCTTTTTACTTGGTCGTAATAAACTATGTTAGTTGATTCACATACATCTACACAATCTGGTGTTACATCAATGATTTCACCTGGTAGATTACGTTCTTTCCAAAGTGCTAACATTCTTTCAATACCTTTATCTTTCCAAGTAGAAGAGATAACGATTTTTGCACCTGTTTTTTCAATAATTTCCTTTAAGTTCTGGACGTATTCATCCCTGAAGATATGACCAAATTGGTCTCTATCTGCATAATCTACGTTTAAAACCCCGTCAATGTCCAGAAATATTGTTTTCATAATGGCAAATATACAACTTAATTTTGATTTATTAAAAGAATTTTTTGATTTCTTGTTAGTTGTTTGATTCTCCACTCTTCTTTAGCAGCCAAAGATTTCGTTTCAAATTCACACTGATACATCAGTTTTACTGGTGTTCTTGTCTTGGTGTACTTAGCACCTTTCTTGTTATTATGTGTGTCAATTCTCTTTTCTACGTTATTGGTTATACCTGTATATAAGGTCAAATCACTACACTCTAAAATATAAACATACCACATTATCTATATATTGACTTTCATGCAACATCATGATATATAACTAAATATAATATAATTTTTGTGTTTAAAATTTAATATATACTCTTATGAAATACATAAAATTATTTGAGGATATAGTTCCCGCACATCAAAGTGGGTCCGAATATAGAAATAGAAACACTGATGAAACTGTTGATGTTACTACATTAGATACAATGGTATTAAGATCACCAGTTTATAATAAAGGTGAGATAATTATCTGGTCAGATAATGTAAAGAATAGAGATGTTGATTATGACTTTGCTGAAAAATTATTAAGAAGAGTAGGTCTTAAATTGATAGGAGAGCCTTATGATGGTGGATTTTTAGTAAAATGTGAACCAGGAAAAGAAGAAGAGTCTGCAGAAAAAGTATTAGTTAGATTTCCTGAATTTTTTGATAGTTATGAAAGAGAAGATATAAGAATGCCTTTTATATCAAATAAAGTAGAAGAAATAAAGGATAAAGTTGAAGATATAGAAAGATTCTTTGAAAGTACTTTACAAAGAAATGTAAATGCTACTAAATATAATAAGTATATTGATGATATAATCAATGAACTTAATAATCTAAAAATAAAATAAAAAGTCCTCATATGAGGACTTTTTATTAAACAATTAGTAAAGTTGTGTTACTCACTAACCACAACCTCACGAATTTTTGTGAATTCACCACTACTTACAGCTTTGCTAATCCACCTGTTTAAATCTGAACCTTTCATTTCTGACTCGAATGTTGTTGTGCCTAAATCTTCTGATAGTTGAAGAGATTTAATAGTGATTTCTTTTAAAGTTTCTTCAGTTTCACCAATTGTTAGTATAGTTTTATTATCCTCAACCGTAGCAATAGGGAATTGGTAAACACCGTCAGCTAACTCTACTGTATAGTAAAGGTTACCACTAACATAGTGACTTAATTTTGCCATTGCTTTAGATTTATATAAATCTTTTTTAATTTCGTTTAATTCCATTGTTATTTTGTATTTTTAATGTGGTCCCACTTGGGCTCGAACCAAGGACCTACTGATTATGAGTCAGCCGCTCTAACCGACTGAGCTATGGGACCATTATGATATATATACTGTTATTTCGTATTTGTTTTACAAAATTACAAAAAATAATTGAAAGAAAAAACTAAAATAAATAAAAAAATATACTACCTTTGTGAAATGGAAATTATACAGCGACATGGCATTGCCTTTAAAGTAATAGAAAGAAAGATGAACTTTCCTTTCATAACTGATCGTGATGATATGTTATGTGAGGATGTCAGTTCATTCTATTCAGATCCAAACACACAATCTATTGTTTTAATTAGAGATAACTATTCTAAACCTATTATGACTTATCAAGATGTTCTTGATGAGATAGAGTATCTATATGATGATAGTATTCGCTGGAGAAGTGAAGAAACAAGAGATAGTTTAAGAATCTATTATAATAAGGTTTCTAATATAATGAAAACTTATAAAAGACAAGAACAAATAAATAAAGTATTAAATAGTAACGAATGTACATTTCACCTAGCATGTTAAAAAACAAATTATATTTATTCGATAAGTGGTTATCTAAAGATAGAAACACATTACTTGTTTTATTATTGGTTGTTAGTTCTACACTTATGATTAATTATGAACCTACTCTTTTTTATGGTATTGGGTTACTATCAATTATATGTAGCTGGGTAGTTTTTGTAAAAGCAAAAATTTTAGGACAAGATTGGAAACTTGATAAATCAGTTTATGATGTTCCACAAGAAGGTGAAGTTATAGTTACAACTAAAGACTTTTATTGGGATGGTTCATTAAAAAGTTATCATGTTCAAAGTCATACAAGTAAACCTAATACTATTTTTATTAAAAAGGGTACCGAATTTAAAATTATTATCATTTCAGAAGGAAGTGAAGACTGGACTTTATCCTTACATAGTCTAGACGGAATAAATATTGTACTTAGTTACTTAGAGTCAAGAAAGTATTACAAAACAAAGTCTCAAATTAGAGAAGAAAAATTAAAGAAATTATTAAGTAAAAAAATATGGTAAAATTACTACCCGCAACATTCAAATGGGTTCCTAAATTAGATGATGTCATTAAGATAGCAGGAATACACCCAAGTCGTGTCTTCAATGTTTATATCTTTGGCTCTCGTGTGTATGGAAATTATGATGCTGCATCTGATTGGGATATTATAATGGTTGCTAATAACTCAGTTGAAGCAGTTGAATTAAATAAAACAGTACAAGACGAGTATTCATATAATATGAATAGTCGACTTATTCGTTATAACATTCATGTTTATACACCAGATAGATTTCAAAAGGATTTAGATTGGCATCGTATGAATAATCTTGAATGTATCTTTGCACCAGATTGGGCTAAGTTAAAAGAAGATAAGAAATATGAGTTTAAATTAGACTTAAAAAAATTAAGACACGCTTCATCACATATTAGCTCTAATTCTTGGGTAAAATGTAAGAAAAAAATATTGATTGATGATCAGTATCGTACTGCTATAAAATCATTCTTTCATTCGATTAGAATACCTATGTTTGCTACACAAATTGCTAGATATGGTAAAATTACTGACTTTACAACTGCAAATTTTATTTGGAGAAGACTTATGTTTGATGAAGTTCCTAATTATCAAAAAAAAGATAGTAGATGGGATTGGGAATCATTGAATATGGAATTCAAAATTACATATAATCTTATGTTAAGTTTATTTAGAAAAGTAACTGATAAATAATGGAAGAAGAATTAGAAAAATTATATCAAGATTTACTTACAAATAGACAAATCTATAGAGGACAAGGTTTATTACAAGCTAGTCCACCACAACCATATCAAAATTTGATTGATAATCCAACTGCTATAAATTATGATTTTACTTCTTTGTATCCAAGTGTTCAGAAAAAGTATTATTATAAAATAAGTATGAAAGTTCCTATTAGAAAAAGAAAGATTAGAAATATATTTCAATAAAAAAACCCATCATTAAGATGGGTTTTTTAGTATTCGTTCTAATTTATATTCTCTTCTTAGTATCTGTTTATTTAGTAAGTCTAATTTTAGAGGATTATATCCACTCTTTAATATCATTGGTGAATATCCATATGTAATCTTTGGTTCTATAAGTACTGTATAAAAACCACCCACATTTAATATGTACTCTTTTATTTCATATTCTATATGAGAGAGATATGTTGGTGCAAAGAATTTACACCTCCATCCGATTGGATACCACTTTTCTAGTATTTGTAATTGTATTTCTACTGGTGTTTTACTAAAACGATTTGTTTCATTGGATTCATAATTCCAAAAAGCTAATGCTTTCTTACCAAATGTACTCATTATATATAATTTTCACAAATATAAGTATAATTTATGAGAATGAAATAATAATATATAATAAAAAATTATATTATAATAATGTTAAAAAAATATATTGATTTTATAACTGAATCTCACGATTTAATAACAGAATCACAATTGATTGAACTTTTATTAGAATCTGATGTAATGTTTTCGGATAATTTTAAGAAGGTATTAGGTAAAATTGATAGTCCTGTTGCTAAAAAGATTCTAGGATTGGAAAAGAAAGACTTACCAGTAGTTGCTAACTACTTTGATATAGATCCAAAAAGAAATGATTATCTATATTTTACTCCAGATAGAAAAGCTCAAGAGATTTTAAATGATCCAAAAGAATTATATCGTTTTGTAGGAAATAATGGTGGATGGCTAACTCATGGTGAAGCTAATAATGCAATTTTTGGTAGATTAGGATATGTTCCACAAGGTGATGTTTATAGACCTACATCAGCTGAAGTTGGTGAAGTTGTTGAGCAGATAGTTTCAGAGAAATCTGGTAAAACTTGGGTTTGGTTAAAATTCCAAAATGGTCAAGGTGTTTTCAATTTAGAGAAATTAAGAACTGTTGATGATAGACATAAGTTAGTTTGGTCAAAAAATCGTCAAGATGTTAGAGTAGGTAGATCAATGAATGCTCTTTTAACTTTAGCTGCTAAAGAAGATGATGCGGCTAAATTTACTGCAAGAGAAGTTGAGATCTTTGTAAATTTATATAAAGCACAGATGGATAAATTCAATGATAAATTCTCATTTTTTGATGTTGTTCAAGGAGATGAAATTTATGATAGATACCAATATGGTAATTACTATGATGCAAGTGGTACATTAGCAAACTCTTGTATGGCAGAGGCAGACTCTAGTTGGTTATCACCATATACTGAAAATAAAACTGTATCATTGGTTATTTATAAATCACAAGATGATGATAGTAAAATTATTGGTCGTGCTATTCTTTGGGAATGTTTAGATGGTAAGAAATTAATGGATAGAGTTTACACTAATTCTGATTCTGATGTTGAGTTATTTAGACAATTTGCACAAGATAGTGGTTGGTGGTATAAATCAAATAATAATAGTTCTTACACTATAAATGCAGTAGGACCAGAAGGTCAAAACATTGATCGTTTAGTAGTTCAAGTTCAATTACAAAAAAGACATGAGAATTTTCCTTATATGGATACTTTAAAATTCTATAGTCCAGAAACAGGAATTATATCAAATGAAAATCCAGAAAGTGGAGTAGTTTATTATTGTGAATCAACTGAAGGTTATTATGATAAGCTTTGTTCAACTTGTGAACAAGATGGTACTATTACTTGTAGAACTTGTGATGGTGATGGTGAAGAAGTTTGTACTGAATGTAATGGAGACGGTGAAGTAGAAACTGATGGAGAATCAACAGAATGTTCAACTTGTGGTGGTGAAGGTAGACAAACTTGTTCACAATGTGATGGTGATGAACAGGTTACTTGTCCAGACTGTGAAAATGATTACTAAAAAGAAATTAAAAATCCCTTTTTAAAGGGATTTTTTCATGATACTAATTTAATATATAAATTATGATTTCAAAATATTTAGATTTTATTACAGAAAGTAAACTAGAACTTCTTTTAGAAGCAAAAATAGTATTTACTACTAATTTTATGGAAGTTTTAGATAAAATAGATTCTCCTATTTCTAGAAAACTTATAGCCCTTCGAGGAGATGATAAAGATATTGATAGAAATTATATTGATATAAATAAAGATAAGATTGATAGTGTTTTCTTTAAACCACAAGATAAGATTGATAAAGTAGATTATAAATTAGTAAGTAGTGGTTCTGTTTATGATAATCTATCTATTATGGCACAAAAACAAGGTTTATTAAATAAATTTGTAGATCCTAGAAATGGTGAGAAAGGTAAAATTATTAAAGAATTAACTATAGATGAACTAAATAAAATATCACCTAGTAATGTTTGGAACTATATTTATAATAATGGTGATGGAATTGTTATTTTTGAATTTGGAACACAAACCAATTACTTTCAAGCACTTACTACAAAAAGTAATTTAGTACCAGACTATGCTTCGATAAGAAGTACTGATGTGAATGTAGGTAGATTTGTTAGAGCATTTTTAACAAAACTAGGTGAGAAGTTTACTGATATAGAAATTGAAAGTTTTGTTGATCAGTATAAGAAGGTAATGCAAATGAAAACTGATATATTTTCAAGATTTAAAGAAGTTAAAGGAGAAGATATAAAACACTATTATTTAGTAGATAATTATGAATCAGAATCCGGTGCTTTAGGTGGTTCTTGTATGCGTCATAGTAGATGCCAAGATTATTTTGATATTTATGTTAATAATCCTGATAAGGTATCGTTGGTTATTTTATTAAGTGAACAAGATTCTTCAAAAGTTGCAGCAAGAGCCATTCTTTGGCTAGATGATAATGATAGACGAATTATGGATAGAATCTACACTATTAGAACTGCTGATATACTTTTATTTACCGAGTATTGTAATTCAAAAGGTTATCTTCATAAAGAAAGTCAAACTTATAGTTCAACTACACCACTTGTTGATAATGGTATTGAATTGGATGAACATGATTCAAAAGTAGTTATTACTTTAAATAAAGGTGAATATAGCCCTTATCCTTATATGGATACTATGAAATATTATAGTCCAGAGACTGGTGTGATTTCTAATCGTTATATTAGAACTGCAAATGGTTGTATTGAATTAACTGATACAGATGGTGGTCCTCATGAAGATGAAGGATGTGATATTTGTTATGGTGAGAGTTATGTTGATTGTCCAGAGTGTCAGGGTAGTGAAGAAATAGATTGTTCTAATTGTGGTGGATCAGGTGGAGATGCTACTGGTGAGGCTTGTAGTGTGTGTCATGGTGGTGGAATGGTTCGTTGTGATATATGTAATGGTAACGGTCGAGTTGATTGTCCAGAATGTAGTTAAAAATAAAAAACCCACTTTTCAGTGGGTTTTAATTATTTCTTTAAGATTTCTTTTGTGTAGTAATCTTCAAAACCATCTAGGTAAGTAGTAATTGGTGTTGATTTATCAGTTATAATGATTTCATCAATAAAACCAAAGTCTAAGGCTTCTTGTGAGTTTAACCAATTATCTCTTCTTGCACTTTCAAGTACATAATCAAAATCTCTACCACTATTCTCTGCAAGCATCTTGAATAAGATATAGTTATATTTTTCTGATTCCATTTGAGATATACGATTATCTTCAACGTGTCCTGATGCCCCAGAAGAAACTTGATGTATCATTACTTTAGAGAAGTTTAATGATGCTCTTTTACCTTTAGTCCCAGATGATAATAATATAGAACCCATAGATGCTGCCATACCTGTATTGATAGTTTCAACATCAGAGTTGATATATCTCATAACATCAACCATGCCTAATCCGGCTAAAACTGAACCACCTGGTGAGTCAATGTGCATTTTAATGTCTTTTTTCTCAACAGAGTCTAAATACATCAATTGAGCTTGAACAACAGTTGACATTTGTGTATTTACAACACCTGCAACCCATAATATACGATCTCTCATGAGTCTACTAAAGATATCCATCTGAGTAACTCTCATTTCTCTTTCTTCAAGAATGTAAGGGGTCATACTATTCTCTACTAATCCTTTCTCGAAGTAATGTAAGTTCATAGAAGAAATACCTTCACTTAAAGCGTATTTTTTAAAATCTTTTCCAAAATCTGTCATATTTTTAAATTTAAAGTTTATTAAGTTAATATATTGAAATATGATAAAAGTTTATCAAAAATATTTTTTTATTATCATTTACTTTTCCATATCTTTGTTTTTTAAACTAAAAAAATATATATGAAAAACTCGTTCAAGTTATTTGATTTTATGGGAACCCCTGTTTACTTAAAGTATTGGTTCTTTGCTTTATTTGCAATACTTTTTATGCAATATGATTTTAATACTTCTTTAGATTGGTTCTTATCAATCTTTGTTGCGGTCTTAATACATGAATTAGCACATACCGCAGTTGCTAAGCAATTAAATCATTCCGTGGAACATGTTTACTTAGATGTATTTAATGGTGCTGCCGCGATTGATACTACTTATTCTCCTTATAATCAAACAATCTTAATTGTTGCTGCAGGTCCTTTGTCGAACTTAATATTGTATTTTATTGGTTCTTATTTAGGATTAGATATATTTGCACAAGTGAATATGTTTTTATTTATCTTTAATATTTTACCTATTTACCCAATGGATGGTGGTCGAATTTGTAAAGCAATTTGTCAATGGGTAACTAAACCTTCGATTGGAAGAAAAATCAATGGATATATCTCAATTATTTGTAGTTCACTACTATTTATTGTATCCATTATGACTATTAATGTTATTATGGCCATATTTGCTGTCTTTTTTATCTTTCTTTCATATAAAGAAATAGAACAAAAATATTAAAAATGTTAGACATTGGTAAAACAAATCTTTTCTTAAATGATAAAGCTAATTATGTTGTTAGTCAACTAATAGATGATTATGATCTTATGGGTCACAATTGTTTGTTTTTAACTCATAAGAATGATTCTATTCATCTTAAATGTGCGTCTTGTACTTATACTACTTATGATTCAATACCAGATATTTTATCTGAGAATTTATTTAGAGTGAATATTATTATTGTTGAGTCAAATAGAAAATTTAATTTTTTACTTGATTCTATAAGAGAAGTAACAGATTTACCAGTTATTATAGTTACTGATGATTTATCATATGATTACCCAGATTATAAATTTGATTATATTTATAAACTAGAAAGAGATAGAACTTTCTCATTAAGTATGGATAAATTTGAAGAAGACTTTTTAAATAACTCACATATTAGTGATATTAAAAATAATTGGAATATGTCATTAGCAGGTTTAAGAACACAATACATTAGAGATAAAAAAATTAACGATTTATTAAAATAAAAATGAAAGCACACGTAATTGTAAAAAAAGGATATGAATATGATGATAGTATCTATTCAGAGTCAGAGGGTGGAAATCCAGAACTTATTTGCTTCTCAAAAGAAGATGCAGATAAAAAAGTAAATGAGTTAAATAAACAAGAATTTAAAACAAGTTCACTTAGTCATTATTCATATGATTTAGAGGATATATTAGATGTTGATATTGAAGAGTATCAGAATTTTAACAAATCTTTGATTGAAAAGTATGGTGAGATAAAAAAAAGAAATTCTTGGGATGATTCTCAGAATATCTTACATCCAATGGCAAACGATGATGAAACTGAACAATATATGAAAATGACATGTTTGAGTTTTTACGAAGTTAAGGCTACAGACATTGATGTTCAAAGTTTCAGAGATTATAAAATCAATGAAGTTTTAAAATAAGAAAATGAAGAAAGAATATATATGTTATGAAATATATATTCTTTCTTTTTTTATTTATATTATTTTCTTGTAAAAGTAAGATGTCTACTGAAAGTTCAACTCCACCTGATCGGTTAGAAAGATTTTTTGATTATGATAAAGATGGTGTTGCTGACAAAGATGATAAATGTCCTGATATAAAAGGTAGTAGAGAAAATATGGGTTGTCCTGATGTTGAAAGTGAAAAGTATTCCGGAACAAAAGATAGTATTGTTAAATCACCAAAAGAACCAGAAATAGTTGATAATAAAGATATAAAGAGTAAAAATGTTACAAAAACTAAGGTAAAAAATGATACACCGATAATTAAACCAAGTGAAATTAGACCTAGAGGTTTAATTGCTTACTCTGTCCCTACTGAAATGGAAGTTGGTGATGATTACTTAGTAAAAGTAAGAATAAGTAAGAAGGATGATAGAACAGTTTTATTAGTTGGTGATAGAGAAATTCCTATATCAGATAATTTAGAAGATGTTAGAGTTGAATCCATAACAGTTTCTCCAATAATGTCTGCAAGTTTATTATCAAGTAAAAGAGATTTTGAAATAACTTCATTATCAACAGAAATTCAAAATATAGATGATGAGGGATATACTGAATGGAGTTGGAGTGTAATTCCTTTACAAGGTGGTGAAAATAATTTAAAACTTAATGTAAAAATTAGAATACAAGAAGAAGGTAAAGACTATTATAAGGATATTACCGTCTTTGAGAGAAAGATAAAAGTCAAGTCTAATCTGGGTTCCAGTATAAAAGACTTTATATTCAAAAACTGGGAGTGGTTTATGGGTGTAATTTTTATTCCACTTTTTCAATGGTTTTGGCTATTGTGGAAGAGAAGAAAAGAAAAAAAAGAAGAAGATGTTTAATTACATCTTTTTTTATTATAAACATAATTGTATAATTTGAATACAAATAAAAATAAATAAATATTATGGATAATATAAATCTAGTAGAGTCTTTTTCAGAGTTAAAAGACATAAAAAACATTGATAAGGAATCAATGATTAAAGTAATGCAAGAAGTTTTCAGAACTATTATTGTTAAAAAATATGGTTCTTCTGATAATTTCGACGTTATTGTAAATCCTAATAAAGGTGATTTAGAAATCTGGAGAAACCGAACTATTGTTGAAGATGATTATGAAGATTTTGATGAAAATCTACATATTACATTAAGTGATGCTCTTAATGTAGAACCTGACTTTGAAGTTGGAGAGGATTTAACAGATGAAGTTAAAATTACTGACTTTGGAAGACGTTCAATTTCATCAATTCGTCAAATACTTAAATCTAAAATTATTGATTTGGGTAAAGAAACTTTGTATAAAAAATATAAAGATAGAGAAGGAGAGATATTCACTTGTGAAGTTCATCAAATTTTAAGAAAAGAAACTATTGTTATTGATGATGAGGGTAATGAATTTGTTTTACCTAAAACTGAACAAGTACCTGGTGACTTTTATAGAAAAGCTGACTCAATTAGAGCGATTTTACAAAGTGTAACTATTGAAAATGGTAAACTTTTTATGACATTATCAAGAACTTCTAATAAATTCTTAGAAAAATTATTTGAACTTGAAATACCTGAAGTATTTGATGGTTTAATCACAGTTAAAGCAGTTGTTAGAGAACCTGGTTTTAAAGCAAAAGTTGCAGTTGAGTCTTATGATGATAGAATTGATCCAGTTGGAACTTGTGTTGGAGTTAAAGGTAGTAGAATACATAGTATTGTAAGAGAACTTAATAATGAAAACATTGATGTTATCAATTACACTACAAATAAATCATTATTTGTTATGAGAGCACTTGGTCAAAGTAAATCAACTGTTGAGTTAAATGAAGAGAAGAAAACTGCTAATGTGATTATACCTTCTGAAAATATTTCGTTAGCAATCGGTAAAGGTGGTATGAATATTAAACTTGCAAGTAAAATAAGTGGATATAAAATAAATGTATTTTCTGATGTTGAACACAATGAAGACGTTTTATTAGAAGATTTCTCTGATGAAATTGATGGTTGGATTATTGATGAGTTTAGAAAAGTTGGATTTGACACTGCTAAAAGTGTATTAAAAGCAGACTTTAATTACATTGTAAAACAAACAGATCTTGAAGAAGAAACAATAAGAGAAGTTATTAGAATTTTAGAAATAGAATTTAATTAAAAAAAGAGACTCAAATGAGTCTCTTTTTTATTTTATTAAGTAAAGTTTAAAGTCACTAGACTTTGGTCTCTCATTTACAAAGTAATACTTTTCTGTTATACCATTATATTTTATAGTTTTAAGAAAAGCATCTGGTACTGTTGCTCCAGTTGGTAACTTAATTGATTTATTAGAAAAGATAAGTTTTATTTCAACATCCACTGTATATTTTTTAGCTAGTTCTCTCTCATATACTTCAAGAAATCTCCAAGTTCCTCTATTTAAGTATTGATCTTGTAATGTACAGTTTAAATAAGTGAAAGTTTTAAATAACATTACTTTATCACAATTAAAGTCTGCTGCTGGTGCACAATGACCTTTGTCATAAATATTATTCTCATAATCCTTTGCATCGGATGTTTTATAACTCTTTTCAGTATAGAAGTCCATACCCTGTCTTGATGCTTTACCATCTTGACAAAGTACACGGTACTTAATTCTTAATGGTTGTTCAAACTTTTCTGAATACGACACTTCAAAAATATCTGTTTTAACTAACACACTATCTCTAATAACTTGAGAGTAACTAATAGTTGTTACAAATAATAAAATTGATAATAATTTCTTCATTTCTTCATTTTTTTTAGCTTATTTTTATATATTAAACTTAATATATAAAAATATGAAAAATATATTTGGTGTTTTTTTATTGATTATCTCTCTTGTAATAGGGGCCTTGGTAGATATGAACTTCTTTATACAAGTTAGACTTCCTATATTTAGTTCTTTTGTTATATTCTTATTAGGAATATATTTACTTATTGAAAAGAAAGATTAGTTTACAACTACATAAACCATTATCTTACTATGTTCTTTGATAAATTTAATCTCACCATAAAATCCTAGTTCTTTGGCTTTTTGTTCATATTTATCATAAATCTCATCAAAGTTATTATCAACAACTTTGACTTTCTCAATTCCTAGTTTTTTTAATAATAATTCCATATTGTATATATTTTATATTTCAACTCCTAAGAATAATTTCATATAATTATTATGAAATTAAAAGTTTACATTTCCGGATACGGTGCTGAAGTTACTCAAGGAACCTTAACAAATGAAAAAGTTGAGAAAATATACGAGTCACATGATTCATTAGAAGAATACTTTAGTCAATATGTTGATGATGATTTTAGTTGGTATGAGATTGATGATAACTTTCATTGCTCTGCTGCTTATTTAGAAGAATCTTCTATTCAAATTATTGACGAACAAGGTGCAACTATATATGAAAGACCTTGTGATGAATTGATTTATGATGAAGTAATAACAGAACCTATTTATTCTACTGATGAGGAATGTGCTATTACCTGTGTATCTACTGAAAAAGGTACTTTTTTTGAAGGAGATTTTGAAATTGAAGAATTTAATCCAGAGTTACTTACTTTGAAAATTAAAAGATTGGAAAGTTTTAAAATGGTTTCTGAAGTATTCTATAATGGTGTAGAAATACCTGGTGATTTTGTTTTCTCTAATGGGAAAGACTTTAATGTTTATATTGACTAACTCTTCTTTAAAGGTATTGCAGGATTTACATCAAAATTATCATTAAGATAAGTTTTTAACTCATTTTCTATATAATGATCTGGTACTAATTTACCATCATCTTCCTTTTCCATTTTATCACTAATAAATGATGTGAAACTATTTACTACTTCAGGTTTAAGTGCTTCAATCAATCTATCCGATACTACAAATGCTCTTGAAAATCTATCTTTTAGTGGAACTTCACCTTCTGGTAACATCATATAAGTATCAATAGTTTTCTTTAAGAAATCGGTATATTTAGATTGTGGTTCTAAATATTCAAATAATGTATCAAATACTCTGTGTACTAAACGAGAGGAACCAAATATTGTACCTACTACTGCAAGTACTGGAAAGAAAGGTGCTAATGATAAAGGAATTGCAATTGGTAAGATATTAAATATATTTTTCTTTAGTGTAGTTTTCTTTTTTGCGTCAACCGCGTCTTTAAATATTGCTCTAAGAATACCAAATGTAAAATTCTCACCTTTAGAATGTAAGTAAGTAGCTAAGTGTCCTTGTTTAGATAAAGAGATTTGTTTTTTCAATTCTTCTTTATCAGTCACACCCATTTTAATAAGTTGTTCTTTTATATTTTTATCATATCTTTCTACGATTAGAAAATCACTATATTTCTTTACTTTTTTCATATTAAATTATTATTGTTTTCAATCTATATAAAAACAAAGATTATTTTTTACTATATATAAAATTATGATAACAGAAAAAACAATTTCAGACTTTCTTTCACTTGAGTATAAAGAGTTCGCGATGTATTCTATTGAAGGTAGGGCAATACCATCAGTTGTTGATGGTTTTAAACCAACACAGAGAAAGATCATTCACATCTCCAATCAAATATGGAGAACAGGTAATGAGAAGAATCTAAAGGTATTTCAATTGGCTGGTAAAGTAGCATCAGATGCTTTCTATCATCATGGTAATACCTCATTAGAAAATGCTATTGTTACAATGGCACAAAAATTTAAAAATAATGCTGCTTTATTAGAAGAAGATGGACAATTTGGTTCATTACGTTCTCCACAACCGGGTGCTGCTAGATATATTGGAACAAAATTAAGTGATAACTTTAGATTGATTTATAAAGATTTTGATTTACTTGAATATAAAGAAGAAGAAGGTGAAACAATTGAACCTAGATACTTTCTACCAATCATTCCAACTGTATTGCTGAATGGTTCAAGTGGAATTGCAGTTGGATTTGCTTCTAATGTGTTAAATAGAGACATTAAAAGCATTATTGATACTTGTGTGAGAGTTATTGAGGGTAAAAAAATAACGAGTATTAAACCGTCTTTAAATGAGTTTACAGGTGAATTCATACAAGATAAGGAAAATCCTAAGAGATGGATAATAAGAGGTTTATTTCAAAGAGTAAATACATCAACTGTTAGAATAACAGAATTACCACCTTCTATGACTTATGAAAAGTATGAAGAGATACTAGATAAACTAGTTGATAATAAAGATATTGTATCATATGATGATAATTGTAAAGATAATATAGATTATACAATTAAATTCCAAAGAGCTGTTCTAGAGGGTATTGATGATACTGCGATGATAAAGTTGTTAAAATTAGAAGAATCATCAACTGAGATATTTACAACACTTGATGAGTTTGGTAAATTAAAAATATTTGAAACATCTGAAGAGATTATAGAATACTTTACTAAATTTAGACTAACTTATTATGATATAAGAAAACAACACACTTTGGATAAACTTAATAGAGAATTAAAGATATTAAGTAATAGAGGTAGATTTATTAAAGCTATTTTAGATGAGAAACTAAAAATAAATAATGTTTCTAAGGCAGAAATTATATTAAGTATAGAATCACTAGGTTTAGAACAAATAGATGACTCTTATGATTACTTATTAAGAATGTCACTTTACTCTTTAACAAAAGAGTTATTTGAAAAAATGAAGCAGGACTTCACTGCGAAAAAAGAAGAAATTAAAATATTAGAATCTACTGATCCAAAAGATATGTATCTACTAGATTTAAGTGAATTAAAAAAGAAGTTTAAATAGTTGAACATTTGATTTTTTTCACTATATTTGTAAAAATTATAATAAAGATGAAAGAACAATTAAACCAACTTATAAATGAAAGATCTCCTGGATCTAAACCAATCTTCTTGGTTATTAGGGGATCACACGCATACGGAACTAATATAGAGACTTCTGATACCGATTATGCGGGTGTATTTATCCAATCATTGGATGATATTCTTGGTAGTAAATACAAACAGCAAGTAAATGATGATACTAATGATACTGTAATCTATGAGTTACGTAGATTTTTAGAATTATTGGCTAGTAATAACCCAACAGTTTTAGAATTACTTAATACTCCAGAAGATTGTATTATCTATAAAGATCCTATTTTTGATTTAATATTAGAAAATAGAGAACAATTTATTACTAAAATCTGTGCTAACTCTTTTGGTGGTTATGCAAGAGCTCAAATTGGTAAAGCAAAGGGTCAAAATAAAAAACAAAACTGGGAAAAAGATAAGGTAACTCGTAAAGATTTACTTGACTTTTGTTACGTTATTCAAGGAACAAAAGCTATTCCATGGAAAAAATGGAATGATGGTAGATTTGATGAAAGATTTATTGGTGCAGTAAATGTTCCATATGCAAAAGATGTTTATACCTTATTCTATGATACTGAATCTGATATGATGTTCTCTGGTAAAGAGAAAAAAGAGTTAAGTGATATGATGATTCAACAACGTAAAGACTCTGGTCGAGCATTGGGTCTTGGTTATAAAGGATTGGTTAAAGTTGGTTCGACTACTATTGATAGAAGTAAACTTACTAATATGACTGATGAACAAATTGATAGACTTGAGTTAGTTTTTCAAAAAGAAGCAGAAAAGAACTTAGGTGTCTCAAATCAATTGAGGCTATCTTCAATTCCAAAAGGACAAGAACCATTTTGTACTATTACTTATAACAAAGATGGATATTCAGAACATTGTAAAGACTTTAGAGAGTATGAAGAATGGTTATCAAAAAGAAATCTTCAAAGATGGGTAGATGTTAAGTCTCACGGTCAACAAATTGATGGTAAGAATATGATGCACTGTCGTAGATTGATGGATATGGCTCGTGAGATTGCAGAAGGTAAGGGTATCCTTGTTAAAAGAGATAATGCACAAGAACTTCTTTCAATTAGAAGAGGTGAAATAGATTTACAAACTTTGATTGATCATGTTGAAAGTGAGATTAAAGAAGTAGATACTTTGTTTAAAGAATCAGATTTACCAGAAAAGGTAGATGAAAATTTTATAAATAGTTTATTAGTAAAAATTAGAAAATCAGTTTATGGTATACAGTAACATTGCAATTATTATAGGGTTCTTTTGTTTAGGATATCTATTTAATAATCTTTTAAGAAAGATTGTTGAGGGATATAACGATAGTAAGTATCGAAAGGAAATTACGTCTATTTTTCAAAATGTATTAGATAATCTTTATACAAATAAGACAAGTTTTGTTAGTCGAATCAATAACACTGTTACTATTATGACAGAGTTGAATGAGGGTATAGTAAATGTTGTTTATCTTATGGATAGACGTGATATTGCTATATTTAAGGGAGATAAGTGTATCTATACATCAGATTCAATAGATAAATCATTGGTTGATGAAATCATTGTGGGTTTAGATGTTTTCTATAAACGTGAGATAAATGATGTTGTAAATGTAATGGGAATGGTCTTCTCTCGTGATGAATTTGAGAACAAATTCAAAATAAAAGTAGAAGATATGAAGAAGGGTATGTTTGGTGGTTTTCCAAAAGAAGAAATGTCAGATATTGAAAAGATAAAAAGACAGAATGAGGTAAAGTTTAATATAGATGATATATTAGATAGAATTACATCTGTTGGTATTGAAAATCTTACACCAGAGGAAAAAAGATTTTTAGATAGTTATAACAATGAATAATCTAGAATTAAATGGATTTAACTCTAATTTTGGTGACTTTAAAATAGTATCAATTTTAAGTGATTATGAGAATCACTGGATATTAGGTTTAACTTCTATTATTCTTGAAAGAGATAGTTTGTATTTTTATATTCAAGATGATAAAGAAAAGATTTCCGATGTTTCTAAGATGCCAATTTATATAAAAGAGGATTGGATAAATTATAATAAAAAAGATTTAAGTTTAGATATTATAAACAAACATATTAAGTATTATAAAAATGATGATGAAGATATGTTTAATTTACTAATGACAATACGAAGAGATTTTATACTTACAAAGTATGTTAAATAAAAAAACCACTCATTGAGTGGTTTTTTTTTATTAGATTAAAGTGGTAATTCTTCCTCTTCGTCTTCTTCTTTAGGTTCTTCTTCTTCTTGAGCTTGTCCTTGTGCAGGTGCTTGAGCTTGTCCTTGTGCAGGTGCTTGAGCTTGTCCTTGTGCAGGTGCTTGAGCTTGTCCTTGTGCAGGTTCTTCAAATTCTCCTTCTGCCGGTGCTTGAGCTTGTGGTTGTGCTTCAGTTTGTACTTGAGCTTGTGGTTGAGTTTGAGCTTGTGGTTGAGCTTGTGGTTCAGTTTGTACTTGAACTTGTCCTTGACCTTGTGTCTGTGCTTGAGTTTGACCACCCATTATAGCACCACCAGGAATCTTATCTATATCTAAGAAAGTAGTTGTTACATATTTAATAATTTCTTCTGCAATATCTACATCACCAAAAAATTGACGTAAGTTTTTACCTGTTGTATCTTTTACTTTTTTAACATAAGCGTTGATTAAAGATTGAGGTAAGTCAATCATAGTTTTTACTTTATAAAGATCGTTAACTTGGAAAACAGATTCTTTTATAATCTCTTCTCTATTTTTTTGAATACGAAATTTTTCAAATGCTTTAACGTGTTTCATGTTTTTGTTTATTTTTTATATGATTTATATATTAAGAATAAAAAGCCATTTTTTGTATTTTTTATAAATTATTGAATAATACCAAATGCTGCCAGTACTAATCCTATTATTACTACAGATCCACCTATTCCACCTACTACCATCTTTGTTTTTAGTCTTGATAATTGTTTATTCTTTTCATCAATTACATTTTGTCTATTAACTACTTCTGTTTGTAAAACTTGATTTTTTTGCATCCAGCCAATTATTTCTTGTTGTAGTGCATTTATTTTCTCATCTTTCTTAACTAATTGACTATCTTGTTTGGTGATAACAACGTCTAGTTTAGCAATTACTTCATCTTTATCATTGATTACCTTTACACATATATTTTCATAATCTTGCATTTCTGCTTGTAACTGTTCAAACTTTTCTAATATATTTGAATTATTATTAAGTTTCATTGCTTGTGGTATAGTCATAACTATAACTTTTTGTCCAAGTGAATCTACTTCAAACCTTGGATATTTAATTTTTTGTGTAACTTGTGAAAACATTGTTGTAAAAACTAATGTCATTAATAGTGTGAATAACTTTCTCATTTTCATTTATTTATTTTTTAGTTTTTAATTGTTAAGGTTTGTCCTACTTGTAGACCTTTATTTTTTAGAAACTTATTTTGTTCCATTATTTCAGAAACACTTACATTATAAAGTTTAGATAAAGAATATAATGTTTCTTTTCCTTCAACTTTGTGTAGTATTTTATCTTTTACTTTATTTTCATTTGTTTCGGGTAATTTATCTACCTTTTTCTTTTCTATAGAAGATGTATTTTTTATTAAGTCTTCTAATAGTTCATCATCGGTAAGAACTTTAGGATTATTTCTTAACTCTTCAATTTCCTTTCTAGTCTTTGCCATACCACCCTGAAGTCTTGATAGATCTTTTTTAGCATTCTCTGCATCTTCTTTGGCTCTTTGAGCATTTGCTTTTGCAGTACCTACTTCAATGGCTAGTTTTTTATCCTCTGCATCTTTTTTATTATAAATATCTTGCCATATTGCAATTTTTGCTTCTGCTGCTTCTTTCTCTTTTTCTAATTTTTTATATTCTTCTTCAAGTTGTTTAACTCTTTGTTTTGATGCATCAAATCCACCAAAATACCAAGTAAGACCAAATCCAATAGTTGATACTAGTAAAAATATAATAACAATTTTTTTAAAATCCATATTTCTATTATTTTTTATTATATATTAAAAAATTATATATATCTTTGTATAAAATTTTATAGAAAATATGGGAATAAAAAAATTGATATGTTTTGACTTTGATGATACTCTTTGTCATACCTTGAAACCAGAGGAAGGTAAACCTATCTGGAAAGAAAAATTTGGTACAGATTGGCCACATAGAGGATGGTGGTCGAAGCCAGAAACTTTGGATCTAGATGTCTTTGATACAAAAATAAACCCTTATGTCTACCAAGAATATTTAAAAGCAGTTTCTGATCCGGATAACTATGTTTTTTGTGCAACTGGTCGTATTGAAAAATTAAGAACTGAAGTAGAAGCAGTTTTACATAAATTAAACCTATCATTTGATGCTTTATATTTAAACACTGGTGGAGATACCTTCACTTTTAAATGTAGATTATTTGCTAAACTTATTAGAGAATTACAACCAGAGGAATTCATTATGTATGATGATAGATTTGAACATTTAGTTGAATTTGAAAAATGGGCGGAAACTATTGATTGTAAAATCACTATAATAGATGTAGTAAACAAAACAACAAAAACATTCAATTAAGATGCCAACTATTACTAAGAAAAAAACACAATCTAAAGTACAGGAGATTTTATCTAAACCTTACAAACTGATACTTCATAACGATGATTATAACTCATTTGATTGGGTTATTGAATGTCTTATGAAAGTATGTAAGCATGAATACGAACAAGCAACACAATGTGCTCATATTGTTCACAATAATGGTAAGTGTGATGTTAAGTATGGTGATTTAGAAACCATTTCAGAAATGAAGAATTTACTAAAATCGGCGGGACTCTCAGTCACTATGGAAGTGAATGAATAAAAAAAGACATCTTTAAGATGTCTTTTTTATTTTAGAATGATTAAATTTTTTATTTTAAACCATGTATTTTAGGAATTGAAAGTGAAGGTTCTAAATCAATTTCTAAATCAAATTTTAAATAATCTTCTCCTTTTCTAATAGTTATATAACATTTCTCATCACCATGATATACACCACCATCTACTTCAAATCCTGGAAATAAATCTTCAAGCTCATCTTTGATGTCTCTAAGTATTTTTTCTGGGTAAATTTCACCCCACTTCACCGCATTTTCAAAATTTTCTTCACTATCATAACCAAACATTTGATAATGACTACCATCTATACAATCATGTGGGAACAAATCATTTAATTGTTTTTTCTTTTCTTCTAAATCGGGTAACTCATAATCCGCATCTATATTAAGTGCTTCATTTGTAAATGATTCAAACTTTTTTAAATATTTCATAGTTTTAAAGCTCTCTACTACTTGTCCTACTGATTTTTCGATAACTTCCTTACTTGTTGTTGTAAAGTAGTAACCAAGTTTTTGAAAATCATTTCTGTTTGCAACAGAAGCACCATTTTGTCCTGGAAACGCTGTAATTACAGAAAGAACTGTTTTATCACCTACTTTGCCAAGCTTGGCACCAATAAAACTAAGAAAAGTAGTTTTCTCACCTTCACCTTCTTTTACTTTTATACTAAACTCATTTCCTCTAGAATCCTTATATTTATATAAATTCATAGATTTAAACTCATCACTATTTGGATCTGATTTATGTAAATTTTCTATACCTACTGGTATTTTAGAGTCTAATCCAAGCCATTTAAACTTTTCTGCTTCATCCGGGTTTGTTACTTTTGTCTCATTTGGTCCAAATCCTTTAGTCATATCAGTTGGTTTATTATTAGATACTAAGGAAACTATTGCTTTTTTCAAGTCAACTCCTTTTTCAAATTTAGATCCAGGTATTGTTTCGTCAACATGTGACTCAGTTATATGTGTAAGATCATCTAGAAGTAGAATAAAATCTCCGGCCTCAAAAACACTTTCTTTAGTGGCAGTTACCTTACCTTTAAGAAATTGATTTGCATCAACCATTTGTTGTATTTCTGAATAGATATTATCTTCAAGTGATTCATTAAATTTTTGTAAATGTTTCATAGATTTCTTTTTTTTTATTATTCTATATATTTAGCTAGAAAAATCATTTATTTACCATTACTATTAAACCAATTTATACCAGTTGTATTAGAATCGGTAACTGTTTTATTTCTATTTAAAATCTTTCTTCTAACATTCAGTAATTGTGTATAATCAACAGTTTCTGTAAATTCAAGATTTCTTAGGCAATCTTCAACATAAATCTTAAATATGGGATCCTTTTGTAAAGTATCTTCAACCATCTCTTTAAAATCATTTTTTACAAAAGCAGATGTTGCATTTACAATAGTCATCACACAGTCATCATGTCCAACATCTGCTGCATATCTTGTATTACCTGCAGTTGTTGTATGTTTAACAAATGTTGTAATCTCTCTAACAGTTTCCTCATTATTTATAGAAAATCCTTTAGAAATCATTAAATCTTGATAATCTTTAACCATCATATTCTTATTCTCACCTACTTTTAATCCAACTTTTTCTTCGGTTGCATCTGCTCTATGTTTGTATCTAAGGAAAATAGATGATCCATAATGATTATTACCATCAAATACGTGAGGTAACTCAGCAAGTAAAGTATTTCCGTAGTTATTTAACTCTAAAACTATCTTAACATTATCTGGGTTTAAATATTCAAATGCTAAAATATAAAGTAATTCTGCCAATTGTTTAACTGAAACTAAATTACTTCTATATAAACCAATCTGTTCTAATCTAAAGAAATCGGTAACCGATTTATAAGCTAATCTTTGTGATTCAATCGTATCCATATCTTTTTTAGATATTTTAAATATGTTTATGATTGAGTAATCCTGTCCTAAACCTTCTGCAATATCGACTGATAATATAATTTTCTCATTTTTTCTATTTATAGGCATGAATATTTCATCATCATCAATCCATTTCAAATCTCGATAACTAAATCGTAACTTATTTTCAAATTCAAATATCTCTTCAAATTTATAATTTTTCTTATTATTTAAAAGACTATCAATTATTGCCTCATTTAATAATGACTTACTTGAGTTGATAAATCTTAGACCATATTCTTGATTGAAAGCATCCTCACCACCAATATCTTTTACTGCTTCTTCTTTCCAAGTTGTCATCTCACCAATTGCTCTTAAAGGAACTTCAAATCCTTTTGAATCAATAAATGTTAAGTTTTTAACATCCTCATCTGTACATCTCTCATTATTAAATACAGAGATGATGTCTTTTTGAAAATCTGAGTTGAATCCCATATGAGTTTTTGTTATATCCTCAGGATATGTTTCTCTAATACCACTAAATATTTGTTCTTTTGTTACACCATGTTCATATAATCTATGATCATTTAATCTCAAATAAGTAACAAATCTTCCTGGTACTTGATGCCAGTAAACACGCATCGGTTTGTAGTTATTTTTAAGTGGATCACCTTCAGGTCTTTCTGCATCTGTTAACAACTTATGGAATAAGTTCATACCATTTGGTGTCGATGTAATAATAATCTTTGAATTTTGTACTGCTGATACGGTTGGATAAGCAGCGGTATAGTATGGTTCGATAATATTTGAAGGAATATGTGCGAACTCATCAAGATAAAGTACGTCAATGGTAAAACCGATTGCCGGTGTTTTAGATCTCGCAGATGTTTTTATTCTACATCCGTTTTCAAATGTTAGTGACTTTTGATTCCAAGTTTTAATACCCGGTTTTAAAAAGAATGGTAATAACGAGTAGATAGATTTAATCTTATCTACAATCTCAACTGCGGTATCTCCTTTATTGGCAACAATCATTATATTTTTATCATTACTAAATAGAATTGTATGCAACATGAAAATTGATGCTGAGATTGTTTTACCAACCTGACGAGAAGCCATTAAAATATTGAATCTACTATTTACAAAATTATCTAATATTTCTTTTTGATACTCTCTTAATTTAATTTGACCTACTGATCCATCTTCTGTCTTTACTCTACAATATTGTTCTGTAAAGTAATGCACATCTAACGCACATTTGATGTATTCTTCTTGTTCTTCAGGTGACATTCTAAAAGATACACCTGCTCTTCTTAATCCTACTTCAGATTTTAACCAAGGATTTTGGTATCTTTTGATGACGATACCGTCATTTATTTTATCTGTTGATTCATCTACCAGCTTCGTGGTAAAGATCATTTGTTTCTCTATTATTTCTTTTGCCATAATTGGACTTTAACTTTTTTTATATATATTGTAAAAAACCGTTTACTTATGTCAAAAAGTGAAGAACAAAGAATTAGACTACAAGATGAATTCGATCAAATCCAGTCAGAAAACTCGGAATTCGACATTTCTCTACACTTAGCAAAGCCAGAAGATTTACCTGATTTAGGTGAAATTGAGATATATGATTATGATGCTGATTTAACTGTAGCTACACAACAATCGATGGATGTATTAGAATCTTTGGTTGATTTATATTTAAGTGATATACCAAAATTAAAAGAGCATTCTTATATAAGAAATAAGATGAGAGAAGATGCTATGGTTTACGCTGAAGCAATTTTCTTATCAAAAATGACTAGAAAAAACTTCTTATCTCAACTGAGACAAGTTGATAATGGTGATAACGCTGCAAGAATGCATGAAGTTGTCAATCAAACAATTGGTCAGATTAGAGAGAATGGTAAGTTTTTATCAAATCAAAGAACTGAATTAGAGAAGTTCTATAAAACATTAAGAAAAGACTTAGGTTATAATGAAATAGAAAATCCTGAAGTTAAACAAGCTGAGGCAGAAAGTCAAGCAGATACATCTTCAGAGGGATTGATTACTAATAATCGAGATCTAAATGATTTGATTAAAAATGCGATGACTAAAAGAGATGAGAAATAAAAAAAGACTAACATAGGTTAGTCTTTTTCGTTTATTAAAGCTTAGTAAGCCATATCACTGGGTCTATACCACTTAATACATAAAAACTCATTCTTCTATTACCACCAACAATATACCATTTTCCTTCAATTTCAATTGCCGATGTTATTGGCATTTTACCACCTTTCCTTATTTGTTCTTCAAAGAATAAATAAGATTTACCATAGTAGTCAAAGTAATGAACCGCGTCATTGTAGTCTTTTTTATTGATGTCAGGGTACTTACTAAATAAGCCAGTAGTATTAAATTTATCTTCTGCACCTTTTTCTTTCAAGAAAGTCATAGTGTTATCATAAGCTTTTGATAATCTTTGATACTCACTGGCATCTTTTATGAAATTTGAAAATTCACCTCTACCTATTGATTGTGAATCATCCGCTAACTTTTGAATTGTTGTTTTATCTAATTGAACTTTCTGACCTTTCCAAAATACCTTCTTACAAAATTTAATAAAATCGTAATAAGGTTTTGCATCTACCTTTTTGTCACTAACTGTCAACTCTTTCATTGATAGAATTTCGTCTGCAGTTGGTCCAATCTTTGAAGTATCTGTGTGTTTGCCATTTATATCATCTACTTGTGTTTCAAACTCTTTAGGTTCATCAAGATTGAAGATAGATTTATCTATAGTAAATTTCTCACCATCGACAATCAATTCACTTGGTAGTTGTTTTAACTCTTTAAAGATTCTAAACATTTCTTTGATCTCAAGTTCGGCTTCTCCCCAATTTACTTTAGTTTCTTTACTAACAAACTCTTCGTATAATTTTAAATACTTCATAATCATTTTTTATAATTAAAATTTTCAAAGGTTCTTACAATCTTATAAAGATTTAATTCTACTTTTGTTGTAATAAATGTATTTACTTTATTAAATGTAACTTGATTTATAATCAATTCACATTCTTCCATTTTAAGTACCTCTTTTACTTTCTCTTTTACTTCATCATCACTATTCTTTACTAGAAATTGAAGTACATCATTGATTCCTTTTGCTAACTTAATAGTATTGGTGTCATCATCATATAAAGAAACTTGATCATATTTAGTTATTTCTTCTTCTGTAAACTTCGTATCCGCGGTCTTTAATCCAATTATATGTTGGAGTACCAATCTTACTTTTTTGTGTACTATATCGTCTCTATCTCTGTTATAGAATGTTTCTGATATGAAGTAGAAGTTCTTTATTTTTAAACCAAAATCTAATAGTTTTTCTTCTAATTTTTCAATTAGTGATTCATAACTTCTTTTAGAATTTTTAGAACAAATAACATAAATATCATCTTGACTATTTTTAAGATGTCTAATATTTTCTAAATGGATTGTAAAGTCACCATTTTCAATAATATCTTTATTCATAAACTCTTGCATTGAGAAAGAAAGTTCTGATATATTTACATTATTATTTTTAGATTTAATTTTAATCTTATTAAAAAGTTCTTCACTTAGCCAATAAGTTTGTCCATCTATATTAAAGTTTATATTATCCTTTTTATAAACACCTTTTCTTAAAAGATTAAATTCAGACTTTGATATTCTTATCAAAGGTTTATTAGGAGTTCGGGTATTTACTATCCAAACTTTACTATTCATTGTTATTAGACTATTAAGGTCAAAGAAGTGTGCGTTCATAGTACTATATATAAATAAAAAAACCTATCTTTTATGATAGGTTTTTATTTTTTATCTTAATAATTTTCTACTTAGTGCAAAGTCATATAGAACAGGTAAGTTTAAATATTCTATAAAGTGTTTTCTCATATCTTCTAATGTTTTAGATCTTTTTATAATACTTATAACTAATAATCCAAATTCTTCTTGAAAATCTAAGTAACAATCACACCAAGGTCTATTATAATTCTCTAGTGTTTTCCACTCTCTCTCACCACCTGTTAGCCAATATAAACTTTTTTCTGGTGATATATTATCAATATTCATTTCTTTAATATCAGTTTTCCAAACTTCATCACTTGCATCGCAATTTCTTAGTAATAATGAAACTGCTTCCCCTAAATCTGTTGTCAACTCTTTACCTATTTCGAAGAACCATTCATTTCCTTCCCTGCTAATTATTATTGTATTGTTATCATAAATGATTTTAGTTCCAATTTCTTTCAGTAAAGTCTTTTTCTTTCTCATAGTTAGTAATTATTTTTATCTAGATAGGTTTATTCAACCCACTCTTCCAAGTTCCTTTAAAAAATCCATCTTCCCAAATGCCGTTTTCCCATGTTCCATGAAAAGCACCATTCTTGAATATCCCGTATTTCCAATCTCCATATTTAAAAATTCCTTCATGCCAAATTAAGGTTTCTTTCTTAATTTCTATAATAGCATTCTCTACTTCAGAATCAATTAGCCAATTGAATCCAAGTTCTTTTAATTTCTTTAAAATTTCTGATTTTGTTGTGATAGATTTATCACTATATTTAAGTTCTATAATTCCCATTCTAAAAATAATCTTTTTACAAGTATATATATTTTTTGACACCTGACATTCTTTTTCACTTTATCTAATTTTTCCTCAAAAATGAAGATTTGGATTTGAAAAAAATAAAAAATAAAAAAAAACCAAGATTACTCTCGGTTTTTTATAATATTTTTATAAGAAAAGTTACTTCTTCAACTTCATCATTATCTGATAATTCTTCAAACTCTTCTATTGATAATTTTTCTTCTTTTATTCTAACTAACATTTTAACTTTATCATAAGTTTTCTCAACTAATTGTGATGTTAAAAGAATATATTCTTTAACTTCTGATATTTTAAAACTTTCTTTTTCTGTTCTACTAATATTTACTCTAAATATAGTCTTATACTTACCTGTTACCAATTCACCTTCTTTATTTACATACGTATCATTTTCACTAAATCCTACTTTGATATTAAATCTATCATCATCCGATGAATAAATTACTTCATTCTTAATTAGTTTTGACAAGTCTGCTTTTGGAAATTCATCTGGTAAACTAGGTTTTAGCTCAAATAAAATATTGATTAGTTCGATAACTTCGTGTGTATCTAAGTCTTCGGGTTTAGTATATTTTATTTTACCTGAGAAATTCTCATATGTTTTTAAGTTTTTCATATGAGTATATATAAAAAAAACCAGGTTATTTACCTGGTTTTAATATTATTTTTTTGACTTCATCAATCTATCAACTTCTGCGTAATCTTTTCTATCTAACGCATCATCAATCAATGATTGAAAGTCTTTTTTTCTTAATTTTGATAAGTCTTCTGTAATAAGAACATCGTTATTTTCACTTTGTTTATTTCTTAAAGACTCAATATATCTATCGAAACTAGGCATTCTGATGTCATAACCTTTTTCTAGAAAATATAAGTAAGCATTTATTGATCTTTCATTTTTTGGTACTTTTGGTACTTTTACTGGCTTCATATTTTTTAATCTATCATAGATTTTTTTAGTAACTGGTGAGAACTTACTAAAAACCATGAATTGTGGGTCATGTAATTTATTGGTATATTTACACATTAGTTGTTCTTCCATGCCAATAACTTCGCCTGTATCAGTTGCGATATACAATTTATTAGAACCTGTATTTTTATCACTTACTAATACTTCAAATCCCCAAGAATAGGTTTCTGCAATACTAAAAATTTGTCTTAAATCCATTGTCTTTAGATTTATACAAATTACCTTATCAATATTAAAATCTGCCATAGTTATTTTTATTTTAACAAAGATAAAGATAATATTTAAAATATCCAAAAATGATACTTATTATTTTATATATATACTAAAAATTTTTTATCAATAATGAGATATTTAAACAAAAGAGAAGATTTCTTAAAGAAGAAACAACATATACAAGGAGTTCCATATGAAACATTATTAGAGGTGGCCTCAAATGCTGGTCCATTTGCAAATGATGTAGGTTGGAATGACTCTTTATTAGGTCGTTTAATAAATCATGTTATTAGAAAAGCAAGAATTGCTGCAAAGGTTCCAAGAATAAAAAGTTTAATTAGTCAATTAAAAGATGAGTTTGAACAAATTGTAGGACAAGCTAAAATTTATAGTTTATCCTCAGAGGATCAACAATTAGTAATTCAAATAGAACTAGATGTATTCTTTAAAGAATTAATATATGCGGTTGAAAATAATTTCAAAGTTGGTATTCTAAAAGGATTGACTGATGGTTGTATTAAAAGAGTTACTGATATGGCAGAGTTTGATAAAAAAGCAGTTCTTTTAGAAGAATTGAAGAAATTTAGAGAGTTTTTAGATCAATTTAAAGATGATCAGGGTTCAAATGATGACGAAGAGGATAAAGAGGATGATAAAGATTCTACTGATAAATCTACTGATAAATCTACTGATACTGGTGCCGCTGGTACTGGATATGTTACGATGGTTAAAAATTTAAAAGCACTTGCTTTAATTTTGGCTAACTATACAAAGGTCAATACTAAAGTATCAACCTCTACAAAAACTGGTAAACCAATAAGTACATATATTACTGTTGCGGGAGATACTTTGGTTAAGATCCAAAATAACCCTAAAATAAACCCTAATAAATTAGATACGGTTACAATTAGAAGTAAAAATCCTGGCAAATTAGATAAGTATAAACAGGATAATATTACTATGGCTGCAGGTATTACACTTGTTATGGAGGCAACTGTAGATACAATTGGAACAGGTGGGTCTGCAAACAGAGGAACTGTAGTTGCAGGTGAAGATCATTTAACTCAAGCATTCAATAAATTGAAAAAAGATATTGAAGTTTTAATTTCTACAAAAGAAAAGGGAATTGGTGTTGATTATAAATTTATCAATGATATTGCTACAAATTCAAATAATACTAGTAATAAAGAACTTATAAAAAATCTTTATAATGAGATAAATAGATATTTGGTTGGTGATAAAAAAGCAACAATACAAGAAAAGGATAAACTTTATACTGAGGGTATTGAAGTATTAAATGATAAGAATAAAATTGTAGTTGTTGCTGAGAAAATTGCAAGATTTTCTAAAAGAGCTCTTCAATTTGAGAAAGAGAATTTATATGGTGGTTTAGGTGATCTAAAAGTTCCATTACAAACGTTTGTAACAACATTGAGAGAAATAAATAAATTACCTATAGTTACTGCTAAAAAAGAGTCTTTATTTGATTACTATTCATTCTTAGAAGCTAAAAATATTTTAGATAATCAAGGTGGTGGACAAGCAGCACCAAGTGGTGATGATAATAAACCTACAACTACTGGAACTGCATCACAGACACAAGGAAAGGATGATAATAAAGATAACGTTGATGACGTTTCTGCAAAAATATTAGAGTTTTTTAATAAGACTTGTATTGAAGTAAGAGCTTATACTGTTTCTGATGAAGAAAGAAAGTCTATACAAACTAAAATAGATCAAGTAAAAACAGAAGATGGTAAAAAAATAGAGATGACAATAGATCCAATTATTGCAATTATGAATTTATTCATTAAAGCGTATAAGATTTATACTGTTAAAACTATTACTAAGAGAACAGAGGCCGTTGATACAAATACATTATCTGAATATACATCATTTGGTCAATCAGGTGAAGATGGTGGTAAAACAGGTCCTTATAGAAATAACAAATTATTTGATATGTGGGAAGAAGCGGTAAATAATATAAGAAAAGACCGTAAGTACCAAGCAATCTTTACTGATAATGCAAATTTAAGATTACCGAAAGTAACAGATCCAGATCCTGCTAACCCAGAAGATTGGACTATTAAGCCTAAAGCAGGTGCGTCATTTAGAAAATTTATCAATGATGTTTTAGATGGTGATACATTATATAAAAACGCTTCTACAACAGGTGCGGTTGCTACATTTATTGAGAAATATTTTGGTGATGGTACTGTTAGTGAAGGTAAAGCTGGAACTGATATTGATTCTGCGGCGTTAGTAGAATGTGGTGAAAATGCTACAGCTATTGCAGCAAATTCAGTTAAATTAGAATTAAAAAAACAAAGTACCATTACACCGGATAAAAATATATTCTTTACGATAGAGGGTATGAGACCTAAAGATGCTTCAAAACCTGATGTTTTTGATGAATCAGTACAAAGAACATTCTTTATAGATCAAATTACTGCTAGCGAAGTTTGGCTTATTGGTACAACATATTTGAAAAGATTTAATCCTTATTTAGATTCTTTGGAACCAAAACATGAAATTAGTCAAGGTGATTTTTCAAAAAACTTAACTAATGATACAAGAGGTGAACTTTATTACACTAAAATAACTGTTGAAGATTTTAAGAAATTAAAATCTAATCAGAAGTTAAGTATGACTACACAAGATACAAAGGGCGCTTTATCTGAAGTGAATAATATACAGATAACAAATGTTTATACACTTAATAAAGTAGATGATGGTGAACTATATAAACTATCTGATGAACAAAGAACTAAGTTTAATGGAATTCTTAATAAAGCAGGAATAAAAAGTGATATAAAGGCAGCCATTGTAACGGGTGCTAAAATAAACACAATATAATGAAACATTTAAAAAAATATGTTATGTTTTTAGAAGAAGCCGAATTTGATGTTCAGGCTACAGATACTCCTGATGTTAAGATAGCAAAGGATGGTATGAATACTATGAAACTTAATTTAGATGAGTATAAGACAAAGAAATCTTTAATTGATAAGTTATACTTAGAAGTAAAAGATCCTACTCAAATTGAGACTAAATTAAAGGAAATACTAGGTGGTACTGATATACAGAATGGTAAAGATAGAAATCCTTTTTTGGTAGAATATGCACATTTGGCAAAGTTAAAAGCAGATGTAGAATCAATGAAACAACAAAATGTATATGATAAAGCATTCATTGATGATTTTAATCAAGAGTTAAAAGATTTAGATGCTAATAAGAGTAATGATCCCGCACAAAAATTAGTCATTGCTAAAAAAATCGCGGATGTAAATAAAAGAATTACGGATAGAACTCCGAAATTGACACAGGTTCAAAATGATTTTAATAAAAGTTTTGCAGAACATACTACTAAAATCAACAAGATGGGTTCAGATATGACCGAATATATCAAAAAAATATCTAATGTTAATCAAAAATAGAGAAAATATGATTTTTTTCTTTTAATATATACATTAAACTAAAAAATTAAAATAAAAAATATGGCAATTCAAATTGGAAAATACAAAAGACCTGGTATCTTCATCGAAGAAATTGACAAGTCTGTATTCAGTACAGCTACTGTAGAAGGAATAACTAACCTTGTAATGGGAGTTTCTAAAAAAGGACCTGTTAACACACCGATTAGACTAACAACTGTAAATGACTTAGAAACAGTTTTTGGTCAGTTGGATAGAAACTTGGAAAGAAAAGGTTCATTTTTTCACAGAACTGTTTCTAAAATGTTAGAAACAAGTCCTGTTTTCGCAATGAACTTATTGATAACTGATGATACATTAGATATTATTGAATATAAATCTTTGTCTTCTTCTGCGTTAAAAACTAATGATATTAAGAGAGAAGGACCTTATAGAAGATTCTTTGATACAACTGGTTTCTGGAAGAAAGATACTGAATCATTTATCAATCTAACAAAAAATAATAGTGGATACTCTGATAGAGCATTTAGCTTTACTAACTTATCTGATAGATATATTACAGTTTTTGTAGTAAAAACTGCTGTATCTGGATTTGATAGAACTTTATTAGAGTGGTATGGTTCTATTGAAAAAATGCCTGCTTATGTAAGCACAGTAGATTACGCATCTGACTATATGGTTGATGTTGTAGTTGTAGGTGGTGATTGGTCTAACTACAGAGAGTTAGCAGTTGATAACAGATGGGGTCAATATTTTAATGCAGATGGTTTAATTAAAGGTCAATTAAGAAATTTTGCTAATGATAGAAATATGACTTTATTAGCTTATTATGAAGGTTTGTCATTGATTCCATATTTTAGAGATTTAGATGGTAAAAATATATTTATCGAAACAACAATAAATAGAGATACTGATTCAACAGGTTTATACTGTGCATTTAATGCAGATTTAGTAGAACAAGACTTCTATACTGGTTTAGTTGACCTTATAGGTGGTACTTTAGTTGGTTCTGAGAAAAAAACTATTGATTTCTTATCTTACAAAGAAACTATTGTAGAGTCAGTAGAATTTTCACAAGTTCCATTGGATTTACCTGGGAATGTTGTTGCTTTATTTGGTACTTATTCATATAGTGAAGGTCAATTGGGTCACGCTTATGGTGATCCTGCTCTATCTGGTGTAGTTACTTCAGGTAGATATAGAAGTGCTTGGTTTACAGAAGGTGCTGTATTACACGTTAGCGTTTTAGAAGGTGGTCAACCTGGTTCTGGATATACTTATGCTGGCTCTGGTACATCATCAACAATAAATGTTAAATATTTTGCGGATAATTCACAATATGAACCATTTTGTGTTATAGGTGGACAATATGTTCCAGTTGTAGGTGGTACTGTATCAACTACATTGAGATCATCAAACTATCCTTATAGTAATGCAACTGCAAGTTATACAACTGCATTTACTCTTAACTCAAGTGGAGTTATTTCAAGTGTTAGTAGTTATTCTGCTGGTAATCCTCCATCAGTTGGAGCAAGTGATATAGTTCTAGGTTTCTTAACAGTTGATGTTTATCAACAAGAATTTATTGAATCATCAATAAATTTTGAAGCGGTTACATTAAGTACATCGGGTGGTATATTTGATTATGTTACTCCTGGTTATGTTGAGGGTATTTATGTTACTGACGGTGTTTATAATGACTTTGGATATGGTACAAGTTCACAACATGACTATTATGTTTATGATTTAAGTAATACTCCTGGTTATGCACAAGGTGATGTTCAAGTGGTTTTCTGGGGAACAAATGCTGCGGCAACCTCTAAAAACTATAACCAATATAGAAAAATAAAAATGTTTAATACAATTTTATCTTTCATCAATAGTTCTTATAAAGATAGAGCTACTATGATTATTAGTGAAGATGTAGAAGGTAATAGAACTAAGAAAAGTTTAGCGGGTATGACTGTAACAAATATCGTTACATCAACATCTCAAAACAAATCTTTTGTACTTAAAACTGGATTATCTGATGTATCTTACCTAGTTGCAGGTAGATTGATTTTCTATAAAGAAGACAATGAGTTTATACTTGGTACTGATGGTTTACGTACTCATGATATTGCTGCTACACCAGCACAAGGTATTGTTGCTAAATATTCTACATTCTATGAGAGATATTTTAATGGTTTAATCAATACTCGTGACTACTTCTATGATAATAGACTACTTTGTGGTTCTGATGGAATTGTTAATGATCTTATTGATAATGATGGTAATGTTTTAAAAGTAAATGTTACTTTTGTAAATGGTGAAGCTTCTCCAAGTCCAACAAATATTGCCCCAACATCCGGAGTTACTGGAGATTATGCTGGATATAATTATATTGTTTTCGAAGTAGATGGAATTACCGGTGCTCAAGCAGAAGATACTTTAGAATTAGGTTTATTGGAAGAAATTTCATTCCCTCAGTCTGAGAGTAATACTGGTGTATTTACAATAACTCAAAACACTGTTAATCCACAATATAGTGCAGTTCAATTAGCAACTGCATTAGGATTTACTGCAAGTAATAATTTCATTGCTTATCCTGTATCTGAGAATGTTACATTTGAACAAGTATTGGATGTTACTATGGTTTATAATAATTTAGATAAACATTATTTAAAAATGCTTCTTAATTTAGATGGTACTTTAGAAGTAGACTTTACAGAAAAATCTTTAGAATCAATAGAAAATATTGATATACGAACTAACTTTACGTTTAATGTACAGTCAGAATTAAGTAACTTAAAACAAACTATTGAAATTGAAACTCCATCTGGATATGTTGAAGTTCCTAATAAAATTTTAGTAAATGGTTCAAGATATACTGAATTAAAAGTTGGTGATTTCTTATTGGCAGATAATGATAATGTTGAATTAGCAGTTGGTCAATCACCAAGAAATCTTACAAGAGTTTTAAGTAAAAGACAATATGCTGGTAATACTAGTTTATCTGAAATTACTTGTGATGCAAAAATATTAAGAACACCATATACTAATGATGTTGGTGGTCAAGATTATCAAACAACAAGATATTCAAGTGTTGATCAATATACAACAACTTATAAAGGTATTTCAATGAAAGGATTTAGAATGAGACAAGCTTCTTTACCAGATGGTACAGAAAACAGACAAAATCAAGTTTTAAACTTAGTCGCTAAAGGAACTCCATTATTCAAAGCTTTAATCAATAAAGAAGCATTTGACTTTAGATATTTAATAGATTCATTTGGATTAGGTTTAACTGAAAGATCAAAACAACAATTAGTAGATATTTGTGGTGAAAGATTAAATGTATTTGGTTTCATAAATATGCCATCATTAAAATCATTCAAAAACTCTTCATCTCCTAGTTTCGTAAACAATGAAGGTACTTTACAAGTTGAGTATATTGCTAAAGGTGGTGACCCAGAAAGTAATCCTGCATTCCTTTACTCATTCGGTGATGGAAATGGTGTTTCTACAGTTGGTTATTTCACACCTTACGTAACGGTAAATGATAATGGTAGACCATTAGATTTCCCGCCTGCGTCTTATGTGGCAACTACTTTTATGAGAAAACACATTTCTAACGTAAGTTCAGTTACTCCTTGGACAATTGCAGCTGGTGTTACAAATGGTAGAATTACTAATATTGCTGGTGTTGAACACGAATTTGATCCGACAGATATTGAATTCTTAAATCAAGCACAAATGAATCCAATTGTATTCAAAAGAAATAGAGGATTTGTTATTGAGACAGAAAACACTGCTTTAACACTTTATAAATCAGCATTATCTTTAATCCACGTGAGAGAAGTTCTAGTTGAGTTAGAAAGAGAGCTTTCTGCAATGTTACTTGATTACCAATGGAAATTCAACACTCCTGATGTTAGAGCTGAAATTAAATTAAGAGCTGATGTTATTTGTGAAACTTATGTAAACAGAAATGGTTTATTTAACTACTTCAACAAAATGGATGATGAGAATAATACATCTGATATTATTGATAGTCAAATTGGAGTTCTTGATACTTATGTAGAGCCAATTAAAGGTATGGGTATCATTGTAAATAATGTTACAATTTTAAGAACTGGTGCTATTGCTGCTGGAGGATTCCAAAACGCATAATCACTTAAATAAATATTAAAACCCTTAGAGAAATCTAAGGGTTTTTTATTTTAAACCAATTAGTTATTATTTAATATAATAGAGACATTGATTGTATCAATATATAAATAAAAAATAATAATTAAATTATGTCAGATAATAAAAAGGATATGAGTGAAGAAGATTACTTAAAAAGACATTTAGGTGATATAGACACTACTAAAAAAAATACACCAAGTTCATTTGATGATACTATCACTGAACCAGTACTTGAAAGTACAAGAACTAGTGATCTACAATATTTTAGCTTTGATGTTAGAGACTTTCCTTGTGGAAAATTCTATCCAATCGGAACTATGTTTATGGTTAGACCGGCACAAGTTAGAGAAATTCAAGCTTACTCAATGGTAGATGATAATAACTTCTATGATGTGGTTGAAAAAATGAATGATATGTTACAATCGTGTGTTCGTATTAAATATACCGATGGTAGAGTAGGTTCTTTTTTAGAAGTGAAAGACCAAGATAGAATTTATTTAATTTTCTTAATTAGAGAACTAACATTTCAACAAGGTAATTCATTGACCGTAAATGCAAAATGTACTTGTGGTGAAGAAATAGCAATAGAATTAAAAAGAGATAACTTTAGATTTCATAAAATTGATGAAAAGTTAGATAAATTTTATTCACCTGCATCAAGTTCATTCTCATTTAAAACAATAAATGGTGGTCAGTTTGAAATAACTCCTCCAAATATTGGATTACAAAAAGCTTTCACTGATTATATCATTAAAGAAAATAATGAGAAAAATACTCCTAATTTATCTTTCTTGAAAATTATTCCATTTATGTTAAATGGTAGATCAAGTATTACTTATGATGGAATTAAAGCAAAATTAAAAGAATTTCAAGAAATGGATGATATTTCATTTCAATTTTTAAATGCTGCTATAGGTAAAATGACCTTTGGTATAGAAAAATTAGGTAAGGTTTGTAGTTGTGGTGAGGAGGTTACCACAGAAATGCAGTTTCCCAACGGAACGTCAGGTATTTTCGTTATTCATGATGCCTTTGAAGCATATATTAAAGAATAAATTATTACTTCAAAAACATTTCCATACTCAGGAAGCTGCAATGGATGAATGGCCTTTTTGGATGCTTGAAGAAAACATTAAGTTAGTTAATGAAATTCTTGAAGAAGAAGACAAGAATCAGAAAAAAGAGGAAGAGGGTCAAAGATCTTCAATGCCAGACACTGGATCGATGATGAAAAGTGCTCAAAGTATGACAGGAAATATGCAAATGCCTAAATTCTAAAATAGATAAAAATAAAAAATCCATCAATTTGATGGATTTTTTTTATTTAATATAAGATGATCTTAGTAACCAGAAACCAATGGTGGACTGATTGTAAAGTTGTTATCAATATACTCATCAATGAAGTAATCATATGTGAAAGTACCACTAACGTTATCTATGATATTATTTGAAGACCAGTCAAGTGAATATCCACTTAGTTTATATAATTGACAGTTTTGAAATGTAACTCTTCTTAAAACAACTCCTTTTTTATCGTGTTGATTTACAATGATAGTACCAATTAAATCACTTTTATAGTGAAGTGCACCATTTTGAGAGTTGAATGCTAAGTCATACCAAGCTTTCATAGTATTCCAATTCTCCATAGAACCCTGTTGATTTACATTAACCTGAAAAGGTATAGTAAGCTCACCAGAAGTTTTTGTAGGAGTTGAAAGAAACTCTCTTGTAGAGTATTTGAATCTCTGTTGTTTAGAGGTTATATCAAATTCAGTTAGGGTAGTAAGGTCTATCTTAGTTGCATTTTGCAATAACAAGATTGGATCTCTACCTTGTGCTTGTAAGATAACAGGTAATATAAATGTTATCTCAAATAGGTTTAAATATACTACTTCGTCTGGAAGTGTACCAGGTCCCCCAGGTGAACCAACGCCTTGTAACTGGGTAAAGTGAGGTAAGGGCATATGTTTTTTAATTATTTTTTATAAATTATATATTATTATTTTTTTATACATATCTGTCTTTTTATTAAATATGTTAAGAAATTTGACATTTCCACTTTTAGTATATAATATATATTATATGGAATGTAGTTATAGATATTGTAGTAAAGAGATTAATTATGGTAGACCAGATAGAAAATTCTGTAATAAGAATTGTCGATTAAAGGAGAATGCTATAGTTAGAGAGATTAAATCGTTAAATATAAAGTCTAAAAGAGGTAAAGATTTCATAGTAAGGTCTGAAGTAAAACATAATTCTAGATATAAATACGATTTAGTGATTTATAAAAATGCCAGGACAAAGGTTCGGATAATATGTCCTGTTCATGGTATATTTGAGCAGACACCAGATGCACATCTATATGCTGGTTCTGGTTGTGAGCAATGTGCAAGAGACTCTCACAAACTTACTAACATTACCGAGGAAAGATTAAATAATCTAAAAAAAATACATAAAGATGCTTATCTTTATAATGACTTAAATGTATATAAGGGATTTATTAATATCTATTGTAAAATTCACGGAACATTTAGTCAATACTTATACTATCATGAATATGGCCACGGTTGTTCTTTATGTAATTCGACATCAAGAGGAGAAAATAGTATTAAATTTTATCTTGAAAGTAAAAAAATATTATTTTTTATGAATCACTCTTTTGAAGATTGTAAAAGAATAAAGAGATTAAAGTTTGACTTTTATTTACCTGATTATAAAATGATTATTGAATATGATGGTGAACATCACTTTATAGAAAATAAATACTTTGGTATTAGAAATTTAGAATATATAACCACAAATGATGAAATTAAAAATAAATATTGTATTGATAATAATATAAGATTGATTAGAGTACCTTATTGGGAATATAGTAGAATAAATGAAATATTAGATCAAAACATATAACTTTATAGATAAATATCATATAAATAAAAAAGAATTTTTATTGATGAGAGTTTTTATGATAACAGATACTCATTTTGGTATCTATCTAAATAATCTGGACAAATGGCAAAATATGATGGAATCTACATTTTATGATTTTGTAATTCCTTATTTAAAAGAAAATGTTAGAGAAGGTGATGTACTAATACATCTTGGTGATTTATTTGATAATAGAACTAGTATACCAATAATAACTTTAAATAAAGTAGAAAAGATTTTAAAAGAGTTAAGTAAGATATTACCAGTTCATATAATGTTGGGAAATCATGACTTGTTTAATAAAGGATCTAATGAAGTAAACTCTGTTAGATTATATGGTTATATCGATAACATTACCGTATATGAAGAAACAACAACCTTAGAATTGGGTGGTCAAAGAATCGTTTTAATGCCTTGGGTTGAAAAACGTTTAGATATGGTCAATGAAATTAGATCTAATCAAGGTGATTATCTAATGTGTCACTCCGACTTAAATGGATGTAAAATGCACCTTAATTCAGTTGCTCATAGAAACGCTGATAAGATAGATGTAGAAGATTTTAAGTCGTATAAGAGAGCCTTTTCTGGTCATATACATATTCGCCAAGAGAATAGTAATTTCACGTTTATAGGGTCTTTATATCAAATGGATAGAAATGATTATGGTGATCAAAAGGGAATAACAATGTTAGATTTATCTGATGATGAAGTTACTTTTATACCAAATACATATTCACCTGTATTTAGAAAATATAATGTTATTTCAGAAACTGATGTTGATGGATTAGATGCTTTAAGAAATTCAAAAGATTATATTGACTTATCTATCTCAAATAACTTACTTATTAGTAATAGAAAGTTAAGAAGAAAGTTAGAAGTTTTATTAGAAAATAGTGGATTTTCTTCTGTTGATTATATTGATGATATAGTTACTAAGGTTGACGAATCTGTTGATACAACACCTGATGAAGAATTTGATGAAGAAAAATTAGATATTTCTATACAACTTGATTATGCTGATTATATAAAAGAGTATATAAACAAACAAAAGTATGATAATGATACTTTTAGAGAAGGAGTAGTAGCTGAATATGATGAGGTTATTAAAATTTATAATGAGAACTATAGTTCTAAAAAAGATTAAAATGAGAGCAGAAAACGTATTTGAAAGAATTACAAATGGTATACTATACAATCGTAATTTAAAAGTTTATACAAAAGACTATTTACAAGGAATTGTAATAGAACTTGAACAACAAGAGAAGTTTGAGAAATGTGTAATACTAAATGATTTTATAAGTAAAAGATTTAACCACGAGTTAAATTACAAAAACCCTATTAGATAGGGTTTTAATTTTTATTTGTAGTCCATTCTCCCCATTAGATAGGGTTTTTTTGTAATCTTATTTTTAAGTCTCCGGTTCCTTTTATAACTCTGTGATAAACACCCATTGGTATAAAAATTTCACCTTGAATAACTTTTGGTAATTCATCATCTAATTGTATTTTCCAATCTGTTTCACCTATAGATTCAATTATTCTATCTTCTCTATCACGATGCCATTGATAATCTCCTGAGTCAGTATCTTGTTTAAACTCTCTGATAAATATATTATCTGATACTATTTCTTCTTTAAAAGGTAACATTAGTTTACTATTTCTTTATATCTTTCTTTGAATTTATCAATTTTACCTAACCAATTATCTTTTACATCACAATCTTTTACATAGTTTTTAACTCTTGGTTCAACATATAGTAGAAGTTCTCTTATTTGTCCTATAAATGCAGATAACATTTTAGGATTATTATATAATAAACTAAGATTATCAATTAGTTCTGCATATGTTTTCCCATTTATAAGAGGTTCTCTAAGTCTTTTCATCATAGAACTCAATTCATCTGTTGCTTTTTGATCAACACCCATTTTGGTTATTTGTGAAAATCCCATTGTTATCAACATACCAAAATCAAACAAAAAATCATTGATGAATTTTTTGTTTGTAGATTCAAAAATTTTATATTCTTTTAAATATCTCATATTATTATAAATTTTTTACCAGAAGCCGGGGTACGTACGTCCACCCCACAGATGTCCATATTTATTTATTCTACAAGCCCAATAACCTGCCGTAGTTCTATCTTTTTTAGTTGAACACTTATGTCTTGCCGCAAAAGAACTTCTTGCCTTAGGATTACTTACTTTAGCAGTTAAGCCACCGTGTACATCACCAAATGCAATCTTTTTGACATTACCTGTTTTAGGATTTTTAACAAAAACTTGATATTTCTTAGTACCACCTCTCATTGGATAATTTAACTTAACTTCTCTACCTTGGTATTCTGCTTCGTTTAATTCTTCAATAGTTTCCATTGGTAAATCTAATGGAACTGTTACTCCTTCATATTCTGCAAATCTACCTATATCAGTTGATTCAAATAATTCAGTATCTAATTCAGACAATTCAATTTGATTATTATCATATAGTTCTCTAGCTTCTTTGATTAAGTTAAAGTATTGATTAGAACCAGGTCTAAACACATTTTCAACAATAGGTTTATTATTATCAATGTGATATTGTAGATTTTCTGATATTCTACCAGAAAATGATTCAAATAGTTTTAAGTACTTCATAAGTAAGTATTTTTTTAGTATATATTAAATATCAAGAACTCAAAATTTAATATATAATCAAAACTTAATAAACTTAATGTCAAGTCACGAAAATTTATATTTCTTTAATAAACAAGGAGACGCTCTAAACTTCAGATATGATGAAACAACTCAATTATTTCAAGGAGATATTCTTTTTGATGAGAATTCAACAGATACTTTTAAAACATATGCTCTTTATACATTGGAGAGAATACCATCATTTGAATTTGAGTCACCAGGTGAATTAGGAACTAATAAATTTCAGTTATTTAATGAATATGGATTTCATTTTTATGGATGTAAAGACACATTAAATAAACAAATAACTAAGATAGAACCGGTAAATAATGATCCTGACTTCTATTCTAAATGGATATATGGTACTGATTTTGAATCAGTATTTCCAGTAGGAACTTTGATTATATTTAATCAATCATTATTAGAATTTACTAATCCAGATCAAACATTTGTTGTTGTTGGTACAAAAAAGAATGCAATTTTAATTATATCAACAGTAGATAACTCTACTTTTGAGACTACTTACTATAGTGATTATTCAAATAATTCTTTATATGTCGGTAAAACAATATCTGGTATAAATGCAGTTGGTGTTTATAATTATATTGATACAAATTATGTAAATAATTTATCAGTTTGGAATGAACCAAACTTTTATGATAAAGTTTATAGAGGTAAAAAGTTAAATGTAGTAAATAGTAATATAAATGATGGTATTTATACTATAAAGGGTCCAGAGATAACAGATATAATTCATTTTGAATATTTAACTACTCCTGCTTTACTACCGACAAACTCTGATTTAATTATTGAGGTTGTTTTAGGAACAGACTTACCAAAGTTATATGATGGTGGTTTAGAGATAACTGCGGATAGTAAAATATTGGTAACTAACTATATATACTATCCAACTATGTTAAAATCTGGACAAGAATTTAAGGTTGTTGGTTCTGTAACAAATGAAAACTTTTTTACAACTGCTGATACTTATGACTTTACTTCAAATAATAATATAAAGTTTTATAATTTAGATGATCAAGTTACTTTTGATGGTAAACTATATCAGTGTGTTCAAGCTTATACTCATAGTCACGCAGATCAGGCAACTAAATTTATAAATCCTAGTAATGATAATACTCACTGGTCAAATCCAACATTTATTAGAGTAAATGAATCGACAGTGGATGAATCATTATTATTTGCACAGATATACTTAACAAAAGAAAAGTATTACTATGACTATGGTTTTACTCAATCTAGTTCTGTAACAATGGCCGCCGCTGCAGAGAAATATAAAACTGATTTAGATATATTTAATGTTGATCTTTATTATGATAAAGGTTATTTAAAAGCGGATTTAGTTTATCCAAGTAGATATGCGGTTGTTAATTTCTATCATACACAGGTTGGACCAACATACTCGATTGGAGATGAATATAGAGCATTTGATAGACTTATTGAGGTAAATGAGACTCTTAAACCTGAATTTAATTATGATTACTCAGAGAACTTTAAATACAATATAGTTTTTACTGATTTAGATGAATATGGGTTAAAGATAATCATAAACAAAATGGTTTATGAGGAAGAAATATCTTATGTTTATACTGGAATTGGTTTAGATTTACCAAGAACAATTGATAGAACACTTAGAAATTGGTTAACAAGAAATTATATTACTTTATATAAGTTAGGTATCAATGCTGAATTGGAATATACATATGTTGCTGGTGGTCCTATTAGTTCTGTATTTTTTAATTCAATAGTTATTAAAACTGAATATCCTAATGTACCAATTGATGTTAGTTCTGTATTAGTTGGAACTACTGCAAATTATTTTATTGAACATTCAAGAGTACTTTTTAATGATTTAGGACCTTCTTTAAATGTAAAGATAAATAATAAAGATCACATTGTACAAAGTACAACATCCTCATTATCAACTGCAACTGCATCTGTCTTTGATGTTCCACTAACATTGAAGTCTTGGGTTGATTTATATTCAAATGATTTAAAGGAATATGGATTTATTATTAATAATATAAATAGTGTTTTAAAGTTTGATATTAAACAAACTGATGTTGCGTTTGATTATACTATTACAACAGGTAAGGTAAATTTACCTGGTTTAAATGATTATAAAATAACAAAAAAGATAAGGGGTAATCGAGGCACTTTAGTTGCTTCTAATGAAGTTATTTTGTCTGCATCATCATCTTTATCATTTGAACAAGAAGGATTCGCTACAGGTATGGTATTTTCACTTAATAATACATATTGGCCTTGGATGAATCAAGAGTTTGCTATTGAGTTTTTAGATCCACTTGTATTGAATTTAAGTTATCAAGGTCCTTTTTGGGATTATAATAATACAATTTGTAATAAATCACCATTTGTTACTATTGCATTTAATTTAGGATTTGGGCAGACAGAATGTGATCCAATTAGTGCTACAGAGGGTGGCCAATTTAATCAGTATCAGTTTAGTGATACTCAATTTAATATAAACTTTTATCCTAACACTTATACACTTAGCGAATATGAATCGACTACTAATTTAGTTGATATTAAGTATATACAACTATCAGAGACTGTACTTTCTCTAGGTGATGATTTAGTTGTACATGATTCATATAGTGGAATATATATTACAACAATTACTTTATCTGGTAATGTGAATAGTATTAAAATGGAATTTAATCCTATAAATAACTATGTTTATTGTTTATCTTTAAATAAAGTTTGGATTGTTGATCCATCTACCAATTACTTAATTACATCTTTTGGCTTAACTAATGATGCAGTTGATTTATTGGTAAATCCTAATAATGGTGATGTTTACATTAGTTATAGTAATTTATCGGAAGTACATATTTTTAAATCTACAACATTTAATTTAAGTCCAGACTTTCCAATTTCTACTTTTGCTAGTACTGGTAAAATGGCTTATAACGAATTTGAGAATGATATTTATGTTATTACCGTTGATAATATTTTAAGAATAGACGGTAATACAAGATCATTACAAGTAGTTTATAATCTACCAGGTGTTATTGATTATATACTATATGAGCCAGTTAATGAATCTATATTTGTTTATGGTAGCACAGATTTATATAGAATTGATAATGGTTCTCTTTCAACTTTATCAATTTCAACACAGACATTTAATGATATTATTTTTAATAATTTAACTGGTGATATGAATATATCAGATTCATCTTTTGAAGTAACAAGATTAGGATTAGATGGTAGTATTTTGAAACAAACTAATATTGCAAACTATGGATATATGGCATTGAATCAATATGATGGTGCCATTTATATCTCATCACAAAATGCAAATTCTGTAGTTGTTATAGATTCAATAACACAGCAGTTAGTTTATCAAAATTCACTTTCAGCACCCACAACAAAAATAATTTATAATCCTGATAGAAAATCTATTTGGGTATTACAACCATCATTTAATCAAATAATTGAAATAGAAGTAGGTTTAAATAATGATGCGACAGTAGTGGTTGGTACTGCGAGTTATATAAATGACAATGTATATGGTACTTTAGATCCTAATTTTGAGGAAAGAGATGATATATGGTTAAAAACTAGAGATTACTTTAGAAGACCTAGAGAAAACTTCACAGATGATTATAGAGTACAATATTATTGGAAATGGTTTTCTGATAATGTACCACAATTCTTTTTATATGACTTTTCTGGTGATCAATTGACTAGAACTACAACCGGATCATATTCATATATTGGTCCAAAGCCTTTAAATAATATTGTTTTAAATAGAAATTCTAATACTGATGTATCTAAGGTTTCTGTATCTGAATATCAACAAACAATTTTTGATAAAATTGAATATTCATTAAGTTATATTGATGATGAGGTTGATATTTCTACTTCAGTAGAACCACTTCAATTATTTGTTGGATTTCAATCACAAAATGAAGGAGCTCTTCGTTCTATATTACAATTGTATAAAAAAGAAGATATAAACTTTACTATTGAGACTAAAGAAGATACAGAGGTAATTCTACAAACATTAGATGTAAATGGTCCAGATAAAAGAGGTTTAATATCACTTAGTTCATATTCAACAGAGTATTTTACTGATAAAGGATTAAAACCAGGTCAACATATTGTTATTTATCTTAAAGATAAGACTAGTCGTACAAATCAGTATATATCATATAATAATGGTACTTTACTTAAAATTAGAGAAGTTTATTCAAAATCTTTAATAGTAGATTTCTTTAATTTAACAACTGATATTTTGGATTTAGAATCAACAACTGTTAATCATCCAACTGCAAATGATGTACTTTATTTAAGTTTTGGTATTAAAGTTATTGATAAGGAAATTGGTAGATTTTTTACTTATGGTCAGACAGAAGAAGAAGATATTAGACATAAGATTGAATTAGGTAATGTTGGTAAACTAATATCACCGGAAGACGTATTTATATTTAAACAATATGATATTGAAGAAGGTGGTATTGATTGGGTTTATTTGAATATGAAGAGAAAGGAAATGTTGATGATGAAACATCTAATATATCCTTATATCGGATCTTATAAATCAATTATAAATGCTATAAACTTTTTTGGTTATAATGATTTACAATTAAATGAGTATTATAGAAATATTGATGCTAGTTCTGAAAACTTTTTAAAACTTTTTAAAGTTGAGATTCCTGATATTTTTGATAATAGTGTTGAAGGTTGGACCGAGAATGATTTTATTAGACATACAATGCCAAATGATAATTTTGAGGGAACTAATTTATTTAATTTAACATACTTTATTACTGATAAAGAAGGTAATAATACTTTAAATTATACATTAGATGAGGTTATCATAAAACTTCAGGGATTAAAATATTGGCTAAAGAAAAATATTATACCTTTAACACATAAGATACTTGATATTACTGGTAATGCTTATTTTACTGGAGGAACTCAAATACAACATAAATTACAAGATACTAGAATAGTCAATATTTATGATAATATGACACCAATTACATCTAAATTAAACGAAGCTTACCTTATGCCAGTAAATAGTGGTTCTACTGTTTATAACTGTGTATTGGACTTCTATTCGATTATTCCAGATGTTGGTGCAGACAAAACTAAAACAGGTTTGGTTGTACCTCCAAAACCTTTTAATGGTAAAGTATTAAATTTACCAGATTACTTTACTATTAAAATTAGAACTTATAAAACATATAAAGAATGGGCACCATTTGTTAGTTATGATTTTGGTGATAGAGTTACTTACTATGGTAAGTTATATGATTCTGTTTATCAAACAGTAGTATTTAATCAAGTAACAAGAATTTATGAGTTAGTAGACAGTCCTAATAAAATAAACTCTCCTCGAAAATATGAGAATGTTACCAGTTGGATATCTAATCAGTCTTATTTGGAAACAAGTTTAGTTGAATATAATAGAGATATTTATGTTTTATTGAGTCCAACTCAATCAAATGTCACACCATATTCTGATTTTACTACTAATCTTGGAGGTGGTACTTATATTTGGAATAAAGTAACAGAATGGAAAGAAATCGATTGGGATCCAGTTCAGACTATTTCTGAATTTAGACAAGGAAATGATCTATTACCATTTAACTTTACATTAGACTCAAATATTGATCCATTTGTAACTGTAGAGGTAATATCAGACAATGGGTATGGATGTATTTATAATGATAAAAAGAATTATGAAATAAGAGGATTAAAGGATTTGGTAGAACCTTATAAACCTATTGAGACAATAGGACCATTTATTCCTATTATAATCAATACTACACCGCCATTTCTAGGTGCTTTGACAAGAAATCCTTAGAATTTCATAAAATTAATAAATAAAAATACTCTTAATTTTAAATAATTAAGAGTATTTTTATTTATATATTGATTTAGTCAGTCAAAAATTATTACTTTACTTCTTCAAATTCAATTTCTGTTTGATTACTTCTAACTTCTTTAGAAACTCCTTCTTCAAAACAAGCAACCCAGTCTAAGACATCTGTTGCAACATTTTTACCAATAGTATCATAGTAGTTAAAAACTTTACTAACCGCACCAATTCTTTTAAGAATTTCTGAAAATGTATAAGTATCTTTTGTAAGACCTTTAACTTTGTGTTCCGCAATTAAATGATAGATATATGTTATCTCTGTTGCATCTACTAAGAATGGAATAGAGTCTGTATCATTTGTAAATTTATCGGTTCTCATAGTTCCTAATATTTCTGTTAATTCAATTGCTAAGAATATAGTATTTACATCATATTCTAATTTACTTTGAATCAAATCACTTAGAAATTTATATTGAACTCTATTTAAGTTAAAGTTATACTTAGTTGACTTTAACGCATTTGTATAATCTATACAAAGTTCTTGAGCACTTTTATAAAGACTATCTTTTTCTAATTCTGTTTTTCCTTTACCATCATTATTTTTGATAAAGTCTAATATTGCTTGATATTTATTATCTAGATTAGATTCAAAATCTTCTCCAATATTTTTATAATCTATATCATTTTCTGTAAAAATAACACTTGGTTTAATTACGTTTGTTTGTATATCTGACATACTTTTTTAATTATTTTTATACGATAAAATCGTTATCTTGATCTTCTTTTTGCTCAGCAAATAAAGTTTCTACTTGGTTGGCTCTACTAACTTTTTCAACACCATATTTTACTACAATTGAAGAAAATGTATTAAAGTCAGTTCCTACTAACTTAATTTTACCACTTTCTAAATTCATGTTGATTTTATCAATCTCTTGTTCAATTAAGATAGTTCTTGACTCCTCATCAAATGCATCCATTAAATCTTCATTGATAGTAATCTTCAAATCTTTTTTAAGAACGAATGCGTAATCATCTGCAATTTTAGAGATTTTAATAAGTTGTTTTTGTTTTTTAACTCCAATGAATTCAAATTCAATTTTCACAGGAAATGTTTTTTTATTAAAAACATCAAAAAAATCATTTATTGTATCTTCCGATAGCTCATAAAAATTATCCATATTATATTTTATATTTTTATATTATAAAAAAATATGAAGGAAAGTTTACTAATTTTTAAGTAAAAAGTAAGATATGATACTTAATATCACTAAGGTCGGAATAAATTTATAATAAAGATTGTTATAAAGTTTAGGTGTCTCAAGTAATGAGAATCCAATTACAATTAGATAAGAGTATTTATCAACCTTCTTAATCTCATATGATCTAAAAAGTTCAACTAATCCTTTAGAATTTAGGAATCTTGCAACTTCTCCACTATATTCTCTAATATAAGTTTCTGATATTCTATCAATATCAGACTTTTTTAGTGAATACGCCTCACCTACAAGTTCTTCAGGAACATTTAATACTGTATATAATCGATAAGCATTATCGACTCTTATATTTAAGTTTCTCTCAAGATCTACTTTATTTTCTTTAACTATTTTTCTATAAGATAGAAAAAGTTTTAATTTTTTAAAAAAAGATATTTTATTCATAATTATATTATATGTATTTATATTGCATTTGTTTAGAGTAAATTAGAACTTATTATTTTACCAATTGAACCAACTGCTACCACTATTTCCACCACCTGCAACAGATTTAGTCTGTACATTACCTTCAGATGCACCAGTAATATGTTGATCTAAAGATACCGTAGTTTGATTTATATTACTTAATAATTGAATAATCATGTCTAATTGTGCATGAGTATCCATTTTTGGTTTACCTCCTGGTTTTCCTGGTGTTGTAGGTGCGGCCTTTTTGTCTCCAACTGCTGGACGTTTTGTTTTCGTACCATCATATTCAACCAACTTACTAAATACACTTGCTCTTTCTTCAAGAGTTTTCATCATATTTTCTAAATTATCCTGATTCATTGAAGCTAATACTGCTAAATTACCAGTTAGATTTCTTATTAGGTTGACCTTCTTACCATCTATTGATGAAAGTGCACCACCAAATTTCCTCAATGATGTTGCTAACTTATCATAAGCACCTGCAATAGTAATCATACCTCTTGCTGCTTGTGAAATAGGATCTAAACCAAGTAATGATTTAACTCCACTAAAGAAACCAGAATTTTTGTTAGTACTAGTTAGATAATTTGCTAGTTTTGCATAATCCATTACGTTTTTAGATAAATTCTTCATATAATTAGGATCAATACTTTTTGAAAAAAATTGTCTTCCTGACCATATAGTTTTTGCTACTCTTACTAATGATAAAGCTACTAAATTAGTTTTCGCCAAACCTATTAAACTTGTATTTGCTAGACGACTACTTAGACTTTTGTATCCAGTTAAATTTCTCGTTAAACTTGTAACAAAAGCATTATTCATAGTGGTAAAATACCTTTTATTATTATGAATTATTCTTGCAGTTGCCACCATTAAAAGTACAATAACATCTATGTTTAAAATACTTGATAAATCAACATTGACTAAACTAGTTGCAAGTTTAACATAATCTTTAATTGATTTTGATATATTAGTTATCCACGTACTTGGTGGATAAGATTTCCAAACAGCTAGTTTAACTTTACCAAATTTATTAGCAACTGAAACTATTGCATTAGCAACTGTGTTAATTCCATATACCATTTCATTTGCCGCTTCTGGGCCTGATTTAAACCAACCACTATTTTCATTCATATAAGTAAATACTGGTGCAAATGCTTGTAAAGCTCCTCCAACATTTTTACCCCAGTCTGCAGAAGGTGTATTTGATAAATCAAACTTAGACTTATTTAGTCCAAAAGCATCTGCTGCTGCAATTATACCATCTACAATAGTTAGAATACCTGTTTTCATATCTTCTGGTGTAACCTTTACACTAAACATGCCACCACTACTAAGTGCGGCATATACTGGTGCAAATGCTGCTATCGCACCACCAACTCCCTCTGCCCACTCTTTAGGTGGTCCTCCTTTAAAATCAACTTTTATTGACTTACCATCTTTATCTTTAGGATCAGAAAAATAGTTTGCCGCATCAACAATTCCTTGAGATACGGTTCTTATTGCATTTGCAAAGTCTTCTGGTCCAACTCCACCACCAAACAAACTCATTATTTTATTGGCTGCTAACATAGCATAGACTGGAGAGAATGCCGCTAATGCAAGAGCTATTCCACCTGCCCATTCTAATGTAGGACCACCTTTAAAACTAACTTTCATTGGCTTACCATTTTTATCTTTAGGATCAGAAAAATAGTTTGCCGCATCAGCAATTCCTTGAGATACTGTTCTTATTGCATTTGAGAATTCATCAGGTCCAATTCCACCGCCAAATAAACTCATTATTTTATTTGCTGCCAACATAGCATAGATTGGAGAGAATGCTGCTAATGCAAGAGCTATTCCACCTGCCCATTCTAATGTAGGACCACCTGTAAAATTACCTTTTGATAATATTGCCGCGGAATCAACTATTGTTTGTGCAATCAATAAAACTGCTTCACCACCTGCAGCTAATGCTGTCATTCCTAATCCAAACGATAAAAGAATTACACTACCTAAACCAGCCATAGCTAAACCAAATGCAGTTAAACTTATACCAACACCCATTGCCCATCCTATACCAGGATAGTTCTCATATTTACCTTTTGATAAAATATAAGAAGTTGCAACTATTACTGCTGCAATCCCTACTATAGCAAGTGCTCCTAATGCTAGTGCTGCCCCACCAATACCAGTTTCAATTATTAAACCAAATACTGTTGCAATTAAACCAAATGCTAATATAGAAGCACCTGTACCAAGTGCCCATTCCCAACCAGGATAATTATCATATTTACCTTCTGAAATTAAAAGTGATGATACTGCTACAACTCCAGCTAGTATAATCATACATAATCCGCCTTCTATAATCTTCTTAATTCCTATTTTTGCAAGTACAAAAGCTGCAAATCCCATTGCAATTGCGGATATCGCAAAAACAATAGAGAATACTACAATATTAAATAATAGAGAATAGTCAATTGGAGTAGTTTCTACCAATATTTTAGAAGATAACATAATCGCAAGTGATAATGCAGTAAATAATAAAGGTAATACAACAACATCTCCTATTTTTATCTTTTTAATTGCAGGTGCCATTAGTTTTAAAGCAAACGCCAATACAACAAATACTATTGATATACCAATTGCTGTAAAGAATTGATCAAATCCTATAGGAGTTATTTGTGCTAGAAAGAATGATGATGCGGCTATTGCCATTGACATAGCAATTAGTAATAAAGGCATCAATATTGCGGCAACTGCAGCCTGTGCTGGGTCTAATCCTTTAAATGCACCTATTAGTTTTTTAATTCCAAATGAAATTACTGTAAACATTGCTGCAATTAAAATACCTGTCAGTGCTTGTGTAAATGATATTGGAACTATCATTTGTAATACCCAAGATGATGCTGCAATACCCAATGCTATTGCAGGTAATATTAGAGGTAAGAATAGAATTGCTTTACCTAATGTTGTTATATCAGCTCCTAGTGCGTTTATCAATTTTTTAATTCCAAATGCAATTACTGTAAACATACCTGCGATTAAAATAGCGGTTATTGCTTGTGCAAATGATATAGGATTTATAAATGCTAGTACCCAAGATGATAGTGTTATTCCTAAAGCTATTGCAGGTAATATTAGAGGTAAAAATAAAATAGATTTCATCAACGTTCCTATATTTTCACCTAGTGCGTTTATCAATTTTTTAATTCCAAACGCAATTACTGTAAACATACCTGCGATTAAAATAGCAGTTACTGCTTGAGTAAATGATATTGGTTTTATAAAAGATAGTATCCAAGATGATACCATAATAGCCATAGACATTATAACCATAGTTGCACCCGCATCAATTGCCTGGTCTTCTGTAATCTCAGCTTCCGCAATCTTTTGAAATGCGTGAGCTATTAAAACAATTGCTAAACCAAGTGAGACAACTGATAGAAAATCAACCTTACCTATTATTTTAAATGCTAAACCAATTGCTAATACTGCAACAGCGATTAAAAGTATTGTAGTTACACCCTTTTTCAGATCACTTTGTTTTTTAGGATCTTCTCCAGTTTCATCAATAGCATTTTTTTTGTCAGAATCTTTTTGTTTCTGCATCTCTAAAATAGTGTTTTGTTTCTCTAAAATCTTTTTAGTATCTGACTTAATAGATTTCAAACTAGTTGTAATCTCAGTTAGTTGTTTTGAGAAATCACCACTTTGAAGAGCATTGGTAGTTGTAGTATTACTACCCTCTTTATTCTCAAGTGCTTTTGAGATCATTTCGAGTGAATCTGATAAATTATTTAATGCTTCTAATAACTGCTTATCCATAAAAGTATATATTAAAAAACTTAATCCTTTTAACATTTTATATATTTTTTACTATAATAAATAATAATATATAATAAATAAAATAAATCATATGGAGATGGGACTAAAAAAGACTTTGAAGTACTATATTCTTGGTGAATCTTTAAAGGAAATTGAAGCTAATCGTATATTAGATAAAATTTCTAAAAAGAAATCACTTTCAGACAGGGAAAAAAGATTTTTAGAATTATATAATCATAAATCTGAAGAAACTCCTAAAGACCATATGTATTTGTCTAAGAATACAACTTTTGAGAGAGTTAGAAACTTACTTGATACCGGTAAGTCAGTAATTTGTGATTTAAGTGATAGAAATGGTAAAATTGGATTACAAATTCTAAGTATAGAGAATGTACATTCAGAAGATGATTGTACTATATTTATGAAAGGTGATGAAACATATAAACTTCAAGATAGATTTTTATACAACATAATTTATAATCAAAAATTAAACAAGTATTCTCTACAAGAACAAGGTGAATATTATGAAAAAATAGAACAGAGTAATGAAGATTAAAACATTTGATAACTTTATAAATGAAGTAAGCGGTACTGAATTAGTTGGTCCAGAAATGGGTATGGGATTTGGAACAACTCCATTGGATAATAATACAATAAGTTCATCAGATACCTCAGTAATTTTTAGTGATATAAATAATACAATTTATACACTAGATGATTATAATCAACTATATCAAGATTATCTAAAAGCAGGTGGTGGTCCACTAAATGGATTTACTAAAGAGAATTTAGATAAAATTATAATTTCTTTACAGGAACAACAGTAGAATACAATATATATAACGAATTGATAAAAAAACAGAAATCAAGTTATGAGTAAATTAGTTACCTTAAATGGTATAAATGATGAAGAATTATTAAATTCTTTATTTAGTAATGAAATATCTATTATAGAAGATATACAAGGAAGTAAAATTTGGGTTAATTGGAATGGTAAAGAATTCACTATTAAAACTAAAAGTATTTCAAGTGAGCCAATCAGTCTTATAGATTTGGCGATGCAGAACTATTATAATCCTGCAATTAATTATTTCAACTCTTTAGATAATAGAGTAAAAAGTCTATTGAATAGAAAATGGTGGTTTTGTTTTGAATATTTTCCAGACGAACAACCTGCTAACATAGAGTATAATAGAGTTCCTAAAAATAAATTAGTTTTAACTGCGATAAATAAGTCAGGTAAGTATGAGTTTGTTTTAGAAGAATTGAATGAGTATGCAAGACTTTTTGATGTTGAGATTATACCAGTTGTTTTTCAAGGAAAACTAACTGATAAAATGATTGAAGCAATTAAATACTTTTTAAATACCAGTGAAGAAGACTTAGATTATATCTTTGGTGAGAAATCATTTACATTTTTCTTTTATAAAATATTAAATCCACTTTCTGAAGGTTCATTTTTAATGGATGATGATTTTCAAAAGAATATTGAGAAGTTGATTATTAGAAATAACTCAGATGATATGTCATTTGAACTATTAAATCCTTTATATACTAGATTAGGTGAAAATAATGATACTGAGTTTGTTGAAATATACACTTTGATATTGATAAACTTTTTAAACTTCTGTCAATCTGTTGATTTAAAAGATTTAAAATTAAAAGGTTCATCAAAAGATGAAATTTATATTTACTTAATATGTAAACTTTATAATATCTATATTAGTGAAGTAAAACAGGATCTATTGGACTTTGATTTTGTAGTACCAGAATTTTTTGATAAAGATAAATTTAAAATAAATACAGAACTTATTCTAAATAAAGTAACTAAAGAATATTTATCGGAGTCTGAAAAACTTGAATATATCTTCAAGGTTATTCTTGGTTCATTTAGCAAGAAAAGAAAAAAAGCAATTGGTATATTCACTGATAATACAGTAAAATTATTTAATAAGTTTATTGATGATATTGACGATCACATTGGAACTTACTTACAAAGAATTAGTGAGATAGAATTGACAAGAGCTGGTTTATTAGATTTTGGAGATTTCTTTGATATTCAATATGATGTTGATGGAGAAGGAGAAGTTTATCCAGATGTTTACTCTGAATTTGAAAAAGGAGTATCAAATGATAAAAAGAAAAAAGGTAAAGGTGGTAAAATGCCAATAGAACCAATAAATACAACAAAAAAACCTACATAAGTGGGTTTTTTTTTATAATATAGAAATGAAAGAGATAAATTTAAAAATAAAAACAGTTAATGTTGAGACAAAATCTAGAAAACTTAGATGTGATTGGTCTACAGAGTTAGTAAAAGATGTTAATTCTTTTCATAATATTGATGCGGAGGCAGAATTAGAAAGGTTAGTGGTTGGTGAGATTAGAAAACAAAATAGAAAGAAAAAAATTGAAAATTTAACCAAACATACTGTTTAATTTTGATATAAAAACTATGTATATTGAAAACGTAATAGTCACTAAAGAAAGCTCTGAAAGCGTAGCAAAACGCATAGATGATAAATTGTTTTCTCTTCAATTTTTGCCAGAATGTTTATATGGAATATCAACTGTAAAGTCATTAGAATTTAATGGAGTTAAACTTAAAACAAACTATTTAATTGATATAGTACATAATTTAATATTAAAGTATTACTTCAAAAAAGAAAATAGATTCGCACTAAATGCAACTATTCTAAAGGATAAGTATGGTTATCTTTATAATTATTATATCAACTACTTAGTTTCAAATGGTATTTTGATACTTAAAACAAATTATCAAAACGGAGTTACATCAAGAATATATGGTTTAGATGAAAGAATATTTACTAATAAAATAAAAAGATATAAAAATCTTGATAAAGTTCTACTAAAAAAGTTTAAAAATAAATTTATTGATATGATTCATATCAATGATACTTCTAAAGTGAGTTTAATTGAACCACTTATAAAGGAAAAATTAGTCTCTGATTTATTCAGTGTTAAAATCGAATATGATAGGGCTATTTTCTTTCTAGACTCCTTAAAACATCAAGATATAGACATCTATAACAGAAACATATACTCTGTTGATTGTATCAATGATAAACATATTTTTTACCACTTTGATGATTATGGTCGAATGCACACAAACTATACTATTCTTAAATCATTTATTAGAAAAAACTGTTTACTTATAGATGGTGAAGAAACTTGTGAGATCGACATACCCAACAGCCAACCACTCTTTCTAACTAAAATAATTGATATGGATTCTAATCTAGTAGATCAAAAGGAACTTCTCTTATTTAAAAAACTTACCATATCAGGAACATATTATCAATATGTTATGAATCAATTAGGTGAGAGTAATAAGAAAAGAGTTAAAGAGATGACATATAAGGTTCTTTTTGGAAGAAATATTGCTACAAGTAAAGTAGATAAGGATTTTAAAAAGTTATTTCCAACAATTCATCAGTTTATTAAAAATTATAAAAAAGAAAATGGTGATTATAGAGTTCTGGCATATGACTTACAAAAGGCGGAATCGGATTTAGTCTTTAATACCGTTATAAAGAAAGTAATGCAATTTTATCCAGAGATAAAACTAATAACAATTCATGATAGTATCGTTATACCTAGAAAATATAAGGAAGAAGTCAATCAAATTTTTGAGATAGAGCTCAAAAAAGAGTTTAACATAAACTAAAAATAATATATAAGAAATGAAAACATTTTATTTAAGAATAAAGAATACGAAAGAAGTTTTAATAAAAACATCTTGTTATAGTATCGAACAAGCAATTGATTACTTTTCAAAAGTTAAACAATTACCAAAAAAAGATTTAGTAAGTATATTCTTGATTACTGAATCGAAAAAATAATATATACTTTGTGAATTTAGAAAACCCAAATATATCTTATCTTATATTATCATCTGATGGATTAGATGATATGACATCTGTTCTTTATGCCAAAGATTATCAGATACTTCCCTTACAAACTTATTATAAAGAATCTTTTGATAATTCTGCTATGGGTTATAGTGATGTTGATAATGATACATTGAGAAAAGATGTTATTTTCTTATTAAATCATTTTCATCAAGAATCGGCAATTATAAAATATAAAGGTGAAAAAACTCCAAGAAGAATCTATAGAACAGGTGCAGAGAAACTATTAGAAATCAATATGTTTAATACTGATTCTGAAAATGTTTCATATTTATATAGAGGATTATCATTTTCTTTTGTTGAATCAAAAAGATATTGGATTCCTAAATCTAAAGAAGATTTTAAAGTAGGTATGATCGTTGAATATCTTAATAATAATCAATGGTCTCAAAAAGTAGTTGAAAATCCTAATGATGAATGGGAACGAATGTATAAACTTCTTTTAAAGTATGATAAAGTTAGAGTACAATCTATAAATTAAAAAACCTCTCAAATTGAGAGGTTTTTCTTATTTTATATGAAACCACATAATTCTATTTTTTAGACTTGGTGTTTCCTTCATAAAGTATTTATCTTCATCAATTGATTTTATTACAAATAAACCATCTTCACTACCACCATTTATATCTGCTCTTAAAATAATAAATTTATCTTTTGAGATTATATTAGATTCAATTAAGGTATAATTTGCTGATTTTACAAGAGTCTTATCTTCAAAATATTTTGATATAGTTTCTGGATGAACAATTAAAGTAGTTCCTGGACCACGTCTATTACTCATTGCAATATAACTACCACAACTAACTAATTTAGACATAGTTCTTCTTTGATTATATTCAAAGTTTTCCCTAGAAGTTTTATCAGGATCATTAGTTATAGTTAAATCAAATGATGACATTCCATTTTTTAAAACAGGTTGTCCTTGTGTAAATTTTTCAATATATTTTAATAGATCTGTATGTAAATCTTCATAAGAAGTAAATTTAGTTGCTTGTACAGTCATTGAAAATATTTTTGGACTAATAGTCTGTGTATAATTATCATTTTTTGGTAGATCAACTCTATTATCCCAAGCAGATTCTTGTTTTTCACCAGTTACAATATCAATTGCCAATTCTCGATTTTGTGATTTTACCTTCAATTGTTCTTCTAATGTGTCTTCTTCTATATAATCCATGTAAGATATAGTAGCAACTGACCCATTATGTTGTTTTTCGGAAAAATTACATAAGTATTTTATTTCCTTTTTTATTTCATCTTCGGTTTTAGAAAGTATCATAGAAATTACGCATACCTATTTTTTGTGCACTCATATTTATAGATCTAACTAAATCTTCTTTAGAGATTCCAACCATTTGTTGAAGAATCTTTTCATTTACTGGATTAGTATCAATTTTATTATGAAAGAAATGATAAGCACTGATTGGTAATACATTACTTGTTAAAAAGTTTTTAACTTTATGTGATAAAAACTCATCAGCACCACCTAATCCAATAAATGATTCATTCCAACCACCTATTTTTTGTATAGCCGCTTTTCTAAATACAGAAATTCCACTACATAAAGAAGTTTCTTTACCAGGTCTACTTATTTTTAATATGTCTTCATATTGAATATTTGCTTCATTAGGAAAAAGATCAACCATAGAATTATGTGGACTAACCATTTCATATTTATCAAGTGATTGAATAGACTCAATAAGTTTATTTGGATCTACTATAGTATCTGCATCACCAAATATTACAATATTTGTATTTGAAGACTTTAATCCAACATTATATCCCCAAGATTTATTATATGCTTTATTAGTTTTTATAAAGATGTGTTTACATTTTAATGATAAGTGTGATATCTTAGAGTGTTTGTCTTGTTCAACAAGAATAACTTCTACATTTGCAAACCCATTTATCCAATCAAGAACTCGTCTAAGATTGTTTAGCCTATCCGGGCTGTGTCTATATCCAATTATATAGGTAAAAGAATGTGTATTCATTACTAATTTATTATTTTTCTAATTATATCTTATTTTACCAATTAGTTTAGTGGGTTTTGATAACCATTTTGTTTAGTTATATGTAACATTTGACTAGTTGATAGTTCATTATGGTTCCAACCCATCTTTTTACAATATTCTACTAAAAATTTCTCTCTTAAAAAAGAAATTTCTTGTCTTGTTTTAGTTTTCATAACTTTGATTTTTATTTTATATATAATTTTACTATCTTTGTCGTATGGTATTTAAAGTAAGAGGTATATTAGATTTCAGTCCTGAGGACAAAACTAAGAAGCATGTTAGTCAAGCTTCTTGGAAGAGAGTTGCTATGATCCGTACTAATTGTGAGTTAGATAGATACTACGCTTGGTTTTTAAAGAAAAGATTTAGTCTTGAATTAAATAGTACCTTGAGAGGAACTCACGTTACTTTCATCAATGATAAAATGGATGCTAAAACATTTGAACAATTTGCACAAATCTTCAATGGTAAAGAAATTGATTTCTATGTTGAAACTGAACCAAGAAGTAATGGTGAACACTGGTGGTTAAGAGTTCACTGTCCAGAAGCGGAAAGTATTAGAGAAGTTATGGGTTTATCAAGAGAACCATTCTATGGAATGCACTTAACTTTAGGATATGCCTTAGTTAAATATCCAGAAGCTACTGCACTAAATGATAGTCCACTTGCAATTAAAGTAAGAAAAGATTATATAGAACATTCTAAATATATTTTAGAGTGTTGTAAAAGACACGAATTGATTTCTAATGAACCGAGAAAACCTTTAAGTGACCACGATATAATAGAGTTTAAATAAAAAAAGAGGATATTATCCTCTTTTTTTATGTTCTTGATTGATACCACATTGATTTTGGCTCTTCCTTAGGTTGTTCCAATTGTTTTGGCTCTTCTTCTTTAATTTCTTCTTTTTTAGGTAATTCTCTTGGTATATCTGCAATACTATAACGAAACCATTTATTTGGGTTTTTATAATCTGCTGAACCTCTAAGTGTTTTCGTATCATCATACAACTGATTTACTTTTATACCATATTTTAAAGCATGAATACATTTTTGGAAGTTTCTAGAATCTCCTAATAATGAAAATACCTTCCAAATTTCCCCTTCTATCTGATCATCTATAAGACTTGGTAGTAATTTCTTAAACTTAAATGCACTATTTCTATCTGAGAATATGCCATAATAATAAACATCACGATATCCCTGACCAGCTGGCATATATACCTGTTTTGGATTGGCTTGAGGAAGTCTTAAACTAATGTTTAATTCACTACAATCATCATAAAGTTCTTGTAATGTGTATTGTTTTGGTGGATCTTCTTCATCCCAATCATCTGGACTATTCCAACTTTCTAATCCATCATCCCAATTAGATAAATTTACTTTAAAAGAAAATAACGGAACATCCCATCCTGGCAATATACTACCAATTCTTGTTTTTGTTTCTTCTAATGGATCAAAATAAAATTGTATTGTAAAGTATAACTCTCTTTGTGCATCACTCCAAAGATCAAGCATTTCTTCTTCTGATATATCTTCATATCTTGTATTAATATCACTTACTACATTTGAACCCGGTGTTTTCGCATTTAGAATAAACTTTGCCTTAGGATTTGTAAATTTAACTTCATGAGTTAAATCACTATAACTTTTAACAAGTTCAATATTATAAACACCCCATTCTTTTTCTGATCCGTAATCTTTTAACTTTTTACCTTTATCTACTTTGTGAGGCATATACATAAATCTTTGTCCAGCATCTCTATAGATTTTAGGTGTTAGTTCTTCATAAGTTTTAATCCATTTCATAAACTATATATTATTTTTTAAACTCACATTTATATTCTTCATATAATAAATATGAGAGAACTAACATTAGAAGAAAGAGTACAATTGTTTTGTAATAAATATAAAAAACATATTTCTTATGGTTTTGACTTGACACATGAAGATTTGGATAAACATGATATTCCTAGGAATATTGAAACTAATTTGAAAAAAGATATATAACTAGAAAATAGTAAATTATTAAATGAGTGATATTACAACAATTGGTTACTTAGAGGATTTAGTTGAACAAGTTAAAACTTTAGATACTACTGAGTTATCTGACGAAATAAGTAAAGAAGAACAAGAAATAAAACAAGTAGTTGAAGAACAAAAAGTTTATTTTTGGATAAGACTTTATCTAAAAGAAGAAGATTCTAATTTAGAGATAGGAGATGATATTTCTATCAAATGGACTCCAACTGGTGAAGAATTAAAAACAAAGTTTATTTGTTTTGGTAAGACAGGACTACAAAAAGACTATGATGAAGAAATAGTAAATTATAATTCAGAAGATGATAAAAAAGTTCTTTGTTTAATGGTTGATGAAGGTCAAGTAAATTATAATGAAGATATTCCTTTTGTAAGAACTTTATTCAAAGTTGGTCGTCATTTTGAATATCAATTAGTTAAAAGATCTGAGTTACTTTTTGTAAACGATAGAAATGGTATGGTTTTAGATTACTTTGATTGTGATTTTTAATTATGGAAACTGAATCAATAGAATATTTATTATTATCTTACTTTAATGAAGTAATTTGGGTGGATGAAAATCCAGTTGAATTTACTATTAGTGAGACTTTTAAAGAAAATGGAAATATAAGAACTTCAAATAAAGTAGAAGTTTATCAATTACAAGATTTGTTAGTAACTTCTTTGGAAGATACTAACACTTTTTTGTTTGAACTAATGTCTGATTGTCAATCAAAAGAACTGGATTTTTATCCAAAGAATATAGTATCTAAATTATTCAATTTAAAGTCAAATAAACGACTTAAAAAAGAATTAGATGGTCTTACATCAAATAACTGGATAATCACTTCTAATCATATATATGATACTTATATTAAAGATTTAGGATATAATGTTTACTTATCAGATGAGTTTGAGAATCAAATTGTGATCGGTGAGAAATCCTCTAAATTGATATTGAATAAAAATTTAAAAGAATTCTACTTAGATAAGTCTAATATTAGAGTGATAAAGTTAAAATAAAAAAGTCGAGAACAATCTCGACTTTTTTTATTCTTCTAAATAAGTAATTTTAATATTTAGTGATTTCGCTAGTTCAACTTCTGCTAGAAGTCCAGTTGATTTATCCCAACCTTCTATTTTATATACAAACATTTCATCTGATTTATATAAAAATGATTCACAGAAATTTTTCCAAAATTGCCAGTCACCAGGCATTTCTTTATATTGTAATAAAGTGTGACCATATACAATAGGTGACATAACTATATGGCCTTGTGATACAAGTTCGGCGACTTTATTACAAGTTTTATTATATCTTTCAGTAACAACGTCTGGATTGTTATCTGAGTACGGTGAAGCAAAGTAAATTATTTTCATTATTCTATACCTAATTGTTCAAGTTTAAGATTTCTTTTAACAGAATCATCAACTATAAGTTGAACCTCATTTTTATTTATCCATTTATCTTGCATAAATTGAATTATACCTGATTTTTTTGAAGCATCTCTTCCGATTTGATCCATTGATGTAAAGTCAACTGCTTTGACTTTGATCCTATACTCAGTTACCTCTAGAACTTCTAATTCATAAGTTACTTTGAAAGACTCTGGTTTCATTTTTTTACCATCTTTATCCGTATCAGTCCAACTAAGTCCATAGTCTGGATAAATAACTTTATGACCAGGTTCTATAGAAATTAAATTTTTTCTAAAAGAATCTGCTTTATCTTTATCTTTTTTAATTTGATCTTTTTCTTTTGTGATTTTGTCTTTCTCTTCTCTTATTTCTTCACATTTAGAGTAAAGTTTAACAATTCCTAGTAGTGAACCTAAAAGACATAGTGATAGTACGAATACTGTAGTTTGTAGTATTGTAATTGCAGTCATATTTAATTTTATTAAAGTTCGTAATACATTTCACCATAGATTGGAGATCTTCTAATTATCTCTTTAATCAACTCAATTCCTAGATCTTGAAGTAAATATAAGAATACTTGATCGTTCTCATTTTTAGTTACCATTTCACCTTTTGCTAATTTTCTTACATCTTCCTTAGTAAAATAAACATCAGTTTTATTATAACCAATACCATGTGTTACTGTTCCAGTTTTACATAAGTTTGTAAATGTAATTTCATTGAAGACTGTTCTTATTTCTTTTTCCATATTAAAATCTTTTTTAACTATATAGTTTTTTTATTAGTTTGTTTATTGATTGTACAAATATATGAAAAAATATGTTTTTAAGATAATTTTTTTTAATATATAAATCACAATAAATTATAATTATACTAATATGAAATGGATTAAAAACAGAAATCTTTTTTTAGAAGCTAAATTACGTGATGTTATTCTACCAAGACAAGCAAAAGCAGTAATATCAAAATGGGGAGAGAAATACTTAGATTATGAAGAGGTAACACCTACTGATAAGATTATACAAGGAAGTTGGAAGTTATCTGAAGAAGATAAGAATGATGTATTAGGTGTATTTTGTCAAACAGATATGCCACAGCTTTTTACTTTGTTTTCAAGTTTACCAGAACAATTTGGTAATGTTTTAAATCAATCTATCAATACTGATCTATTTAGAGAAGATAAAGCTACATATGAAAGAATTTTTGAGGGATTTGATATTAGAAAACCTAAATTAGATCAAATACTTGCTATATTCAGTTCAGTTTTTAGAAAACTATCAATTCCTGATACAATGGCAACTTCTGTAATCTCTAAAGATGAATCAAATAGACCAATCAGAGATGAACAAGGTAATATGATTAGAGTTGAAAAGAAACCCGGTGATTTAGCTTTTAGTAATAACTTAATCAATATAAACTCTTTCATTGTAGATTACAATGATTTAGTTGATAAATGTATTGACGCAAATGTTGAAGGATGGTCTACTATGGATAAAATAGCATCATCAAATTTATTTTCCGAAAACAGAAACCTAGGTAGTTTTATAAACTTTGCAGCAACAAATGAGAATACACAATATAAATTAGACTTTGAAATTTTTAATAAAGATATTTTCTTAAAAATTAGTCATAATCCAAAAGACATTTTAAATATGTCTATTTCTAAATTCTATTCTTCATGTCAACACTTATATAGTGGTGGATATAGTCGTCAGGTTTTGGCAAATGTATTTGATCCAAATAGTATACCGGCATTTTTAATTTTTGAAACTCCTATTTTCTGGGAAGGTGAAAAAATATCAGAACATTTACCATTATCTAGAATGATTATTAGAAATCTAGAATCATTTGAAGAAAATGCTCCTACAAAATTATATTTTGATAGAGCTTATCCAGATAGAATGCAAGATAAATTTGAAGAAATAGTTACTAAATATAGTAAAAATGTAAGTACTGGTCAAAGAGGTGATAGATATTTATATACTCCAGATATTGATTTTGAAGATGCATTAGACTCACCATATCAAGATAAATTATCACTTACTCAAGGTAAGATGATTGGTAAAAACATTAAGACATTATATTTAAGTCAAATTGGTAATTGGAAAAATGTTAGAGTTGATCCAAATGCAAGAATTAAAGAATTGATTATTGAAACTACTGAAATACCAGATAGTTTACTAACTTTAAATATCACATTAGATTGGATTAAGTTTAAATTCATTGAAATACATACTTTAAAAGACTTTGATAATATCAAAACAACAAATATAGCATTTGATAAATGTAAATTTTCTAATGATGTTTTACAAGATATTAATAAGTCAAATCCAAATATTAAAAAACTACAAATAATTAGTTGTGATAATGTTGGATCTTTTGACTTCTCTACATTCAAGTCATTAGAAGAGTTACAAGTATTATATACTTTAGATTCTGCAGAAGATTTGAAATCAATTGTATCAGATAGTCTAAAGAAATTGATAATTTCTGGAGATTTAGTAACTAAAGAAAGTAAATCAATAATATCATCTCTTAGAAGTAAAGGATTAAAAATAGAAATAGTTGGACCAGTAATATGAAAAATCTAAAATATATAAAATTATTTGAAGCATTTGATGCTACAACACTTAACGCAACACTTAAACATATTAATGGAAAAGATGATAAAAATAACTTTTTATCAAATCTAAAAACAGTATGTCAAAAATTTGACATACCTGAGTCTAAACTTACAGATGACTTATTTACTTATTTGCCTTTTAATAAAGCATTGAGATTCAACAATGTTGTTTCTGATGACCAACCTTGTGGTGCAGTAGGTGAGTTTATTCATGGTGAAAGATGTGATAACGGTAAAGTAAGAAGACCTTGGGGTAGAGGATTTAGAGTTGTTGATTGTGGTACTTGTAAAGGTACTGGTATCAAGCCTAAAAGATCAGATTTATCTTTACTTAAATTTTGGTTTAATGCTGAAGGTAAGTATATTGCTACAACTGCAGTAGATGGTATTTATAGAGCATCAACTAATACCGCAGCAACAACATTCTCACCAAATCTTGTAGATTATGATGTAGTTAAAAGAATTCCAAAGTCGCGTATAAATGAACTTGAAACAGGTGATATTATTGCGTTAGACTTAGTTAATAATGGTGGTTGGAGAAATGAGTTATATCCACAAGTTGTTAGTTATGTTATGAAAGCTCAAACTTGGTCAGGAACAAAGGTTTTTGCATTACAAAATACTGCGAGTTATTATAATAACTATCCTAGAGAAACTACTGGTTGGAATCAAATAGCAGGTAGATATTGGCAAATGAGTCAATCCAGAGTTAATAATATAAATTTATTAAAAGCTAAAGCTAATGCAGGTGGTCAAGATCCTTATGGATATAATACATTATTTGATATGTCTAACTTCCGTATTAGACCTGTTCAAGTTGCTTCTACATTGAAAGATGCAAACTTTGCAATTATATTAGACTTCTCTAAATTAGAGAAGTTGGGAGTTGTAAAGAAAACAGAATTAAAATCTGGTAGAACAGAATTAAGAGCAGGTGCAACTGCTCTTATATCTAATGATGATATAAAGAAAGCAAATATTAAAAGATACTTTGATAAAATTGCCACTAATTTTAAACTAACTGGAGAATTACAAGATGTTAGTAAATTTACTAGTATGGCTATTAGAGCTCTTGGTGCTAGATCTTGTGTGTACTTCTTAAATAATTCTGCAAGTACTAATGAAATGGATACTCTGTCAACTATAGCAGGTTATATCTTTAAGATGATTAAAAAAATAAAAACTGCAGAAAAAATAGATAATCAATCTGCAGAAGATGGATTAGTAGGAACAGCAGTTGAAGATTTAAAACTGGATAGAGACTTTATAGATATTATTACTATTATTAACGATAAATATAAAAGCTTATTGGATAATTCAATTAAAAAAGTAGATAGTACAAACAGATTACTTAAACAACTTAAAGATAGAATTAAAGCAGAGACTAATGAAGATTGGACGGATAAAGATCTTAGAATACTATCTAATATAGATAACTTATCTATAGAGATAAATAAATATATTTCATCAATCAAAGTAGATACTTTAGAGGATGTTGAATTTCTAATACAAGAGATTTATTCTATAAAAAGTTTATTAAGATCTGATAGAATGTCTATAACTAACTTAAATGGTTTATTTGATAGAATGCGTCCAGGTAGTTATTATAATGATGTTCGTCATTTATATCCAGCACTTATAGATAGAAGACAATATTATGGTAATATAAATAATGGTATTCAATCTATAATTACAATTATTAGAAAAAAACTAGCAATGTTAGACTAAATGAAACACTTGAGAATATTTGATAATTTTCAAGATAAACAAACATTGATAATTGTTGATGTTCAAAAGTCTTTTAGAAAGTTTTTTACTGAAATGTATTTACATGAATTAAAAAACTATTGTAAGAAGTTTGAATCAGTCTATCAAATTTGGGATAACCACGTCGATGGTAAGAATGTAGATAAAGATTATCTATATGATGAGAATCCAGATATTCCAGTTCATAACGATTTATATCGTTTTCCTAATCAAAAAGATTTAATAGAGAAAAGATATAACTATGATGTAGATGTGGATTTTTATAAAAAGATTTTAAGTAAAGATGTTTATAAAGATTTAAAAGAAAAAGAGTCTAATAAAGAATTAAAAAGAGGTGATACATTCAATACTAAAGAAGGTACATTTATAATTTATATTGGAAATAATCATAAGTGGTATCATTTACCGAAAAAACTACAAGAACTATTCACTGAACTAAAAGGACAAGAAGTTGTTATGGTTGGTGGTTCTGATTCAGAGTGTTATTTAGATGTTGAAACTGCGGCTAAATCATTTGGTGTTAAAATAAAGAGGGATTTTAAATATATCTACTCTGCAAATCATTGTCCAATAAAATAAATAAAAGATATGAGATACTTAAAAACTTTTGAAAATTTTGATTTTGATAGAATTGATTCTGATGAATCAGACTATTTATATGTAGAAACTTCACAGATACCTAATTCTGGAAGAGGTTTATTCACCGCAATTGATATTGAAAAAGACGAGGTTATTTCTATTTTTAAAGGAGAAATACTTTCGGATGAAGAAATTAAATCAAGAACTGAATCAGGAGATGATGATTATTTCATGAACCTACCAAATGGTGATATATTAGATTGTAAACAAACTGATTGTTTTGCAAAATATGCAAATGATGCAGAGGGTTCTAATACTGGCTTTAAAAATAATTGTATCATTTCAATGGATGGTGATGATGTTGTTCTTGTTGCAACAAGAGATATAGAATCTGGTGAGGAAATATTTGTTGAATATGGTGAAAACTATTGGAACAATAATTCTTATAGACTTTAACTTACTGTCGCATAAACTTGATAATCAGAAACCGTAAAATTTATAACCATATATTCTTGGTATCTTTCAGGATCTTCAAAAAATTCTACGAATAGTTCATAAGGAACAGAATCTACTTCTGGTATATAATCAGCAATTTGTGCCATTATTTCTCCTTCAATTGATTCCGCAGATAATCTAGTTTCGTGTAGTAGTTCTGTTAGATTAGCACCAAAGTTAGGCTCACCTAAAACTTCACCTTTATTAGTAAAGATAATCATTTCATACTTTTGTATGATAACTCTGATTACGTCATCTTCGATAAGTTCTGCCAATTTAAACATTGGATGTCCTGGATAACAGATATAGAAATCTATAAAATTAAAATTATTTGCCATGAACTATATATAAAAAAAAATAACCCAGTTAGACTGGGTTTTTTAATATATCTCTAAATTTTCCTATAATTGTAATTCCTAATATAAGAGGATCTGTTGCAGTTTCCAACTTAGAAGTATAATCTGCAATTACATAAGCAGTTTCAAATAATTTATTGACACTTTCTTTTTTATCTGTAATACACCAATCAATAAAAGGTTTTCCTAATAATTTAATCATCACATCAATTTTCTCAGCCCCAAAGTTTGACATTAGAAAATGATATGTTTTCTCAAAGTCTAAATCTTCATATAAAGTATTATAAAGTTCTAACTTCACTTTTGCAGAAACATTACCTGTTCCATCACTTATAGAACCTGTTTCTAAATAACTTTGAACTTCAACTAATACTGAACGAAAATCTGGAAACTTTTTAGTAATAATGTTGACTAAATCTTCTTTTGGTATCTCTGATTCTTCTTTAGGAAGAATTTCATTGGTAATCTTTTTATAAATTTCTTGTTTAAGATATTTTTCTTCTTCTACTCCTTGACAATCAAATCCAATTTGTTTAATTCTTGATTTTAGTCCATCAGATATTTTGTTTATATGGTTCGTTGTAATGATAAAACGAACATTTCTGTTGTATCTTTCTATAAAAGCTTTAAAAGCATCTTGGAAGTTCGCAGAAACTCTTTCAAACTCATCTAGGAATACATATTTAATATCTGAATTAGTATCCATCATAGGAGTAAATTTACAGAAGTTATCAATTTCAGTTCTAAGAACATCAATTGATGTATCCATTGAACAGTTTAATTCTAAGTAAGGAGTTTCTTTTGAGTATCTACCGATTAGTATTCTAGCTAAACTAGTTTTACCGGTTCCGTAGTGACCGTGAAAGATATAGTGTTGGTTTACACCACTTTCTAATTCTTTTCTAATTCTTGGAAGTAATATGATGTCTTCGATAGTTTTCGGACGCCACTTTTCCCATAATAATAATTTATTTACTGACATATTTATCTCATTTTCTCATGAGTATATCTAAAATTATTAAAAAAGTTTATACTTTTGGACGACCAATTAAGTATTCTTCTTCTGTTACAGTATGGTCTGGAAGAGTTCTTGTATAAACACCGTCACCAATCCAATTTATTTTAGATTGTGGAAAAACTTTACTTACTGTTTGTTTATCACAATATCTACAATCTGCCGCTATAAGTATTTCTGCGGGTCTTCCAGACACTTCTATCCAGAAGCCTTCTCTGTGTAGTAGAATAATCAATTGTTTCATTAATTCTTTTCTAGCTTCTTTTGTACCATCGTGACCCCAACCAGATATTTTATGTCCGTGAGATTCTCTTGAGAATATTACAACATCTGCATGTGGATCTTTATCTATATCAACTGCAGTCCAGAAAGTTAGATCAGGATCATTAACAACTGCTTCTGGTGAAGATACTCTAACGTGACCACCAAGTGGTTTATAAGCTAGATCAATAATTTCCCATATTTCTTTTTTAAGTTTAGACCTATCTTCCATAGAAAGTTCAACCCATTTATTTTTATCAAATAAATCGGAGAATGTAAAGTCTTCAAATAATTTAATGTAATTCATATATCTATATATTAATTTAGAGACTTATATTTTTTAATATATACTTGTATGATTGGAGATAGATTTAATTTTGAAGATGTATTCTTTAGAGATTTAACAGTATGTGTGTTAGATACATTAGAAGGACAAGTAAAATGGGTAAATAAATTTACCTCAGGTGATAGATTTGTAGAAGTACCTTTTTATTACTCAATGACAGGAGATGAGAGATTTTTATTGGATTCGTTTACTGATGATATAGTTTCTGGAGATTCTTCAGGTAATGGTAGATATGTGGAATTAAATACTGATATTATACCTAGAGGACATCTAACAATGAAATCATTTGCAATCCGTTCAGATGAGTTTGCTAACCCAAATGTTTGGTTAAGAACTGTTGTAGAAAATGAAGTAGAAATCAGAAAAGTTTTAGGAAGAATTAGAGCAGTGCCGGTTACAGTTAGTTATGACTTAGTTATATTACTATCAAGTGAAATTGATAGTTTTAAATGTAGTCAGGCTGTTATGGATACATTATGGTTGTATAAGTTTATGTATTTTGAACATAACTTTATGAATATTGATGCGGTTATCTTAATGCCAGATTCAAATACTATTGAGATGACTAGAGAAAAGAATTTAACTTCCGACAATTCAATAAAAATGACAGTTTCATTTGAAGTACAAACATATTATCCTGCATTTAGAAAGGATAGAGCTGATTTCCCAGGTTATACAAAAGAAAATGGTGGTATGTCTGATCTTAATGGTTATGCTATTCAGGGTGGATATTCTGATTTCTTTAGTCAACCACCTAACTCTAATGAAGGTTTCTTTGTTACACCTAAGAGAACACGTTGGTTTAATAACATTTTACGTGCTAGGGAACAAAGTTCTAGAAGGTATGATAACCCTAATGGGGATCAGGAAATAAAAAAATAAATAAAAATAAAAAAAGGAAAAAAATGGCTTTTTTACCTTAATATATAGTTTATATAAAAAAAATAATAAATTAGAAATATGAAGAATCTTAAACTTGAATTGTTTAACTTCAAAAAGGATCTTTCTCTTGATCAAGAAGAAATATCTACAATTGTAGAAGGACATATGAATGCTTGTAATCAACATTCAGAGAAAACTATAATTACTTCTCTTAATGAAAGATTAAAACCTTATACTTATGATAAGAGTGTGAAGTTATTATTAGAGAGTCTTAATGATGATGTGGCAGCTTTTGAATTATTATATGAATTGAAAAATTTATATGGAGTTCTTAATACTAGAAACCAAGGAGAACTTTACAGACAACCTATAAATGTATTATTACAAACTATTAACCTTGAAACAGATCAAGATAGAATGTCAAAAATTCTTAATGAATTAGCTATTTATGACTGGGTTCCAGAAATTAAAGTTTTTGTTCATAATTTAACAAAATCTCCAGAAAAAAGATCTAATCTTTTAAGCGGTGGTAATGCTGAATCAATTTTTACAATTGTTGAACAAGTTGAAGAAGGACACGTTGCTTTAGTTAGAGATTCTTGGTTCTTATTAACTGAAAATACTATTGAGAAAACATTATTAGAAAACCACGTTAAAGATACTGAATCTTTAAAAAGTTTAAGAACTTTAGAAACTGCTATGAAATATTCAACAGTTACAGAAAGTAGAATTAACTTTAGAGTTTCTGAATATTTGACAATTGGTTTAGCTGTTGGTAAAAAAGGTGGTTTATATATCAATGATGATGAATTAAATGAAGAAACTACATTAGAAAGTTTATTCAATTCTCCAATTATTCCAATCGTTAACAAAAACTTTTATCCAGTTTTATTAGAAACTTCTAAAAACTTAGATAAATTTGTTGAGTTAGACGTTGTAAAAAGAGTTAATAACTTAGTAAACCCTTATTTAGAGGTATTTGCGTTCAACTACAAAAACAATACATTTGTTTACAGATGTGATGAAAGATATGGTAACTCATTCTTTAAATACGAATCTGCATTAGAATTAGTAAATGAAGTAAGAAATGAATTAAACTATGATTTAACTTATTTCTTTGAAAATAAATTAAACAAAGAAATCGTTGTTAAAAGAAAACTTGAAGACAAAGAAAGAGAAATCACTCTTAAATTAGAAGATGTTGAATTTAATATTGATAAAATCAAAGGATCATTGAAAATGATTGGTGAGTCAGAAGTTCTAACAACTGCACTTAAAAATTTAGAGAAAAGACAAACTAATCTTAGTTCTGAATTACAAGCTGTTAAAGAATTACAATACAAAGAAAGAATTAAAGGATAATCTTTAAACTTATATTAAAAATACTCAAACGAAAGTTTGAGTATTTTTTTTTAAACTTTTTTAAACGAATATATATAACATGAATGAATAGCATTACAGAGTTCATCTCTGAAAAAAATAAATGCTATATATGTACCTGAATAATAAAGAATTATACATTGAGATCATAGTGTCAAAAGCACAAGGTCGATTAACGAGAAATGCGGAAAAAATGCTAGAATTACTAGCGAAAAAAACAATAAAAAAAATGAGATACTGGTCTAATGATGACAAGTTAGATTGCTACCAAAGTGGTTTATTAGACATGTTTCAAAACTGGTATAACTTCAATGAAGATAAGTCGATTAATGCGTTTGCTTATTTCACAGAGATATTCAAAAGAGGATTGGCAAAAGGATGGAATGACCTTTATAAAAAGAAAGGTGATAATGAACATCAAATTAGACTTATATCAATAAATAGTGCCAATGACGGAAATGGATTACACTCAATTTAACATGAACAACCTATTTGATATAGTTGTAGATCCAGGATTTCGTACCGCAACTATAACAAGGGGATTAATTTTTCCAAAGGAAGTTATAAGAAAGAAAAAGATAAAAAACTTATTTAATTTTTAGTATAGAATACTTTTAAAACAATTGTTATGAATAAAGTTTATCTTCAAATCTGGGAAGAATCAATTATTAATGAAGGAACAAGACCTGATGGTTGTTCTTTACATATAGATTTAGAATCAAATAAAAGGTATTTAAGATCTATCTATGAGTTTAGAGAGAATATGAGAATACCTAATGAATATGACTCTGCAGTCGGAGAGCCAATTGAAGTTTTAGTTAATGATAATGTATTTGAATTGATTAAAATTGAAAAAACAATTAGATTATTACAAAATGAATTTAATAATCTAATACAATTAAAAGATATATTAGTGGAATGATGAAACTTTTAACAATATTAACACCATTACTATTTATAATAAATATTTTGTACTTTATTGTAAATAAAGATAGATTACAAAAAAAATCTTTTGAAAAAAATATAGAAAGTGTTAAATTTACTGAAGTTTTATTCTATTATATAAACCTATTCTTTTACATTTTTATATTATTGGGTACATTTACTGGTGATAATATTTGTATTGTATTATTTGTGTTATATCTAATTAAGTTTCCAATCTATCACATAAATAAAAAGATATATAAAGTATATTCTTATTTATATCCTTATATGAATATAATAATTTTACTATACTCTATATTCCAAATTTCTTTAAGTGTTGCTCAGTTATGATAATAAACTCATAACCTTTCTTATTACACCAAGAAATCATAGTTTCCCATTTATTCTTATTCTTATAAGCCATTTTAAGATCGTACTCGAAGTTTTTTAACTTCTTTAGTCCATTTGTAGGTACATTCATTTTACCTTCATTTAAGTCTATTACCATTTGATATTCTTTCATTGGTTTAACTTCCACTACAACTCTTTTTCTACTTCCATCTGGGAGTTGCATTTCATAATAAAAGTCTGGATAATAACAATGTTCTTTTACTCTCATATCACCATTATCAAAGTGAGTCATTTGATATGGAATCTTTAAACACTCTGCACCCCACATTAAGATATTTGAGTTATTATCTAACCAAGTCATTATTCTTTTTTCCCAAGAGCTTCTAAAATAAACACCACCATTAGTATTTAGTTTCATTACTTTGTTTTTGTTCACTGGGATAAAGTTTCCTTGATTATAGTTCTTATTATTTGGTTTTGAATTTATCATATTTTATATATAAATAAAAAATATTTCTCTTTATGGCAGAGTTATTAGAACGTGTTAAGTTAAGTTTACTTTATAATGGTAATGGAATAGTTGAAAACTTTAAAAATAATTCACTTTTCTTTTATGATAGATATAATAAATCAGATAAAGATGTTGAATCTATCAACATTAAAGATATATATCCAGGTGGCTTTTACTTTTTTCACTATAAAGACGATTCAAATTGGATGAAATATGCCCCAGTATTCATAGTTGATTTTAAAAAATTTGAAGATAAGGTAATTCTATTTGCAGTCAATTTCAACTTTGTACCAATGGAGATAAGA